TTCTTGTTCTTACGGATAGCGTCCATTTGCCTCTCCCATAACCCTATACAACCCACATTCTTATTCTGTGCAAGGGCTAGATCAATTAGGCTTTCACCGGCTGGTTTGGCCTTACATGGATTGACTAGAAGTGCATCACTTGGAAATACAGCTATCGTCTGTTGGGTAGACGGAACAGTACCCCTGCCGAAGCAACCCGATAATGTTATCACTAAGCAACCCATCATCAGGCAATACATTAGGTTTAAGATTTTCATTCTTAATATTCTCTTGTTTGGCTGCTACTGGAAGCTTACTCAAAGGTAAACGTAGCTTTTCAATGTTTTCATTTACAATATCAATCTTGTCTTTTAAAGCTTTCTTCTCAGCTTCCACTTCCACCACTGACTTATCATCAATCTTGCAGCTCAAATCCTTTAAGTTAAGGGACTTTTGATACCCTGCAATCGCTTCAGTGACTTGGACTAGTGCTTGCTCGGCTATCACTTTATCGTCGTGTAGAGACAGAGAAAGCCAGCCTAAAGAAAGGGTACTTGCAGACAATCCAAGGATGAGATAGAACATCCAGCTATTGAACATCGTCCTCATCCTCTTTCTGTTGCTTAATGAAGCGGCCTAGAAAACCAAGACTGGCAACACCGCCCATCACCAGAACAATATAGAAGGGGCTCATATAAACAAGCCCCATTCCAAATGCCAATGACAGTCCGTAGCTTAAGGCAATCAAAATATTAGCAAAGAGGGAGAGTGCAGAATAACTACGCAGTTGCTTCTTCCAATCTTCAATTAGCTTTGGCTTTTTCAACTTCATATTGATACTCCTTCAGAAACTCTTGGTAGTCTTTCTGTTTTTCATAAGAAAGCTCCCCAAGGCAATATGGAAGTGTTTTTTCCCTCCGCTTGACAAGACCTCCAAGTTTTTTACCCTTGGCATACACCCAGCGGATTAGTTGATCGCAAGCTTCAGCATGCTTGCCTTTGTTAACAAGAGAAAGGAGAGTGCTAGATTTAACATTCCCAATACCATTGTTAAAAGTAAAGTCTGTCAAAGCTTCACGTTCCCATACAGATTTATAGGGGACTTTCACCACACTATCCAACTCGGCTTGATGCTTCTTGTAATCTTGTGCAAAGATTGTCATACACTCTTCTTCAGTGTAGGATTTCTTTAAGACATCTTTCTTAGTAGCTAAGTGGCCTGCACAGTAAGTTGTAAGGCCAACAGGATCAGAATAAGGGGCTAATACAAGCCCCTCAGACTGTAGTGTTAGATCATAGCCAACATAAGCTGCTGGAGCTGAAAGTCCAGCAGCAATAAAGGCTACTATTAGTTTCTTTTTTAGGGTGTTCATAGTAAACCTTTATAGAAGGCAGGTTGACATATCAATTATATTAACTAGACTTTGCTACAACAGCCCTCAGTGTACCTGACGCGAGGTCCAAGACTCCTCCGCTCTCGTTTTGAAGTCTTACAGAAACTGTGTTCGCAGCACTCACCCACCCAGTTAGAGTAATACCTTGTAAGTCAAGGGAGAATGAAACACCAGAGACAAAATCGCCAAGAGCTGCCCCAGTAACAGTCACCGTGGTAGTTACACCTACCCCATCAGCAAGAGATGGTGGGTCATAAGTAGCAGAGCCCGAAAGGTTTACCCTTCCAAACCCTTGAAATGTACCTGGAGTACCAGCACCCGATGTGCCGCTAACCGTGCATATCCCTCCCACATACCCGCCGGCTACGGCATTGATGAAACGGAATGTATCGCCTTGTTCATAGTCTCGATAATAGTACTGTGTAGGGGTGGTACTGGGCATAGAACCAGCAACTACACTCAAAGCACCACGTACAGGACTATGATTATTCAAAGGATCTGCAATTGTATTACCTGAGTACCCTTCTGTTACCGCGTGAAGGCCTACGGAATACCAATCAGTGCTAGCGGTTGTGGCACTAGCCAATGTGCTGCCCAGGAGTACTTGGGCGAAAGCAGCGCCTACAGGTGCGACTAACACGACAGTTTGCTGGGACGGAAGGGTAGACGTAGGCGAGGCTGTTGGTACAGGTGCACGGTTGATTGGACAAATTGTATTGGATATGTCCACAGATGAACTATTAAGCCATCGTACTCCGAAATGTACTGCAATTTGCCCAGCGCCTGTAGGGTAGTTTGCTGAAGTTATCGCCGTAAGCAAGTATTTACCACCCGCCACTACCGGTACAGACTCACTTCTGATAGAGTCTGTACCCGAGACGTTAGTGGGGTTCATCCTCAGCCCTCTACCCGTAGATGTTGTAATACCTGCATACCTCAGAGTGGGACCTAATGTGCTTGTATAAACCAGCCAATTTGAAGAGGGATCTGTTGCACTAACACTTACTAGATTCGGGTCTCTAATAAGATTAGAACTAATACCAACCGAACCATTCAACTTAAGAGCCCCACCATAACAGCGACCAACACCGTCTGGTTTAGGAAGAATACTTACTATCCTACAGCCTATGAATTCTATACCTGCCCCATCGTAGTAGAGTGTTTGGATATCACACTCTTCAACCAAGATGTTGTTGCACGAATTACCTGTAAAGGAGTTTTCTTGGGCAGAGAGGATAGATATCTTAGAATTACAGATTTTAACGCCGCGTACAGGAAGTGTGTCGTTGTTCGGCTCAATATTGATATTAAGTGCAGGCCCAGATGGACTAATAATATTGATATTAGTGGAGCCTTCCAAAATAGCTATATCGTTTTGGCTATTGTTTTCAAAATAGCAGTTATCAAGAGTGATGTTATCAGCCCTTTTAAAATAGGTTCCCCATGCATTATTCAAATCAGGGGCTGCTGCATCTCGAAACCCCACAAAAGAGCATTTATACCAATAAGAGTTTACTCTGTCCTCAAAAGTAGTTCTAACGTTTGGAAGATTCGTTTCCAAACAATTTAGATATACACCTTCATATCTAGCGTTGCTACCAGCGGCAGCTAGTACAGTGGGACCACCAACAAGTTTAAACAAGTCAATACGAGCACCAAAAGCCCTAACGTTTTTATTATCGTAACCGAAGAACCAGTGCATTCTATAAGAAGCAGATGTTGGGGTAAATACGATAGTGGAACCATTTGGGGCAGAAGAAGCACAGGAAGCATATGCTGGCTGGTCGTTGGTCGTACCATCTCCTTTAGCCCCAAACTCTGTTGGGTAATATACCCCCCCAGAGTCCTGCATTACCCAACAACCCGTCCCAGAAGCATTGGGTGTGAACCATGCTTGTACATCTGCAAGTACTGTCCAATCTGTTGGGAAACTCTTGGTAGGGTCAATAATCGTCCCACCATTGTGTGTGGTTTTTGGTGTAGTTGCTGACCAATACCTAACTCGCCCACCACCAACTGTAGAACCAGTGTGATAGCCCGTAACTTGTACGAGGTAGTTGGTAGATGTTGCTGTGCTAAGCAATGCAGGAATCGACCCTACCACGAGCACAGAACTACCAACAATCCTTGAGCCAATTGTTGGATTGGCTAAGTTGGAAGCAAGGGTGTCAGTGTAATTTTGGTTTTGGGAGTTAGAGATATCCAGTGCTGCTTGGCTGGCAAAATAGCTAGTGTCCTCCATAGCTGCTGTCCCTAACTCAGAAAGAGTTAGCTCAACTGCGTCCAAACGTGTAGAAATGTCTGCTGGACTATCAATCTGCTCGGCGGTTGTGCCATTATATTGATAAGTTTGTCCTGTAGACTTAATTACAAACTCAAACCATTTAGGTGTCGGGCTTGAGTAAAAAGTACCCCCAACCGCAAAGTACAACCTCTTATCTGTACTATTAAACCATGCTTGACCATTAACGACAGAGGGCAGTGTAGCAACAATACCATCCACATTTCTATCAAACATAAAAGAAAACTTTACGAGATTATCATCCATTCCCGTATTCCAACCATTTTCTCCGTAATCCCAGCCGTATTTACCTTCCAAAAACGGACTTAGTTGTTGAGTCATTTCTTAATATCCTATAGCAATCCAGCGATAAAAGGCGCCGTTAAAAATAGCAGTACCCGAGATACCAATTGAAGCAGAGCCGACTGAGGGTACACAGTACTGTCCAAAGTTGTCAGTAGAGGACTCAAGAATCCAGCCAACATAGTAGCATATTGTAGTAAATGGTTTGTAAAAGGAGAAAGATGTGGTTTTAGCCGATCCCGGTGGACTCTGCTCTCTCCCCCACTGTATGGTTATCCCCCCAGGCAGATCTTGGTAGCCCTTAGATGTTAAAAGTTGATTACCGCCCTTAAAAGCATCTGCTAATTTCAGGGCAGAAAGAAGTACTGTATTGCTAGTTTGCTGTTGTGCTTGCAAAGACGACGCCACTGTAGTTTTAGCATCAACTTCAGTTTTAGTATAAGTTTGAGCTTGAGAATAAACACTAATATTAGTGCGGAACGTTGCAACGTTTGCAATATCACTACCATTGTTAGCTCGTTGCATAAACAAAGTATCACTCTCAGATTTCAAATAGAAATCCCCGGCGTTTGCAAATGCTACTTCCCAATAAGTGTTGGACACATCCAGAGTAGGATCTTCACTTATATGGGTTAGAATGCAACGATAGATAGTACCATTACTACCTTGAATATAACTCTTATCTGCTTGATATTCAGTGATGGCATCCCACTCAGGAATACCACGTTGATTCAAGTGGGCAAGGAGTTGATCTTGTTTATAGTCAATGGCATTGAAATATTGACGTGGTGGAATCTCAACTTGCCAACCAGTGGCATATTTAGTGTCACCGGGATAAATCCGATCACCACCACTTGCCCACACATTATTGATATTGTCGGGCTTCAAATAAGCAGCCATATTATTTATCCTTTGTAAAATTAATAGATCGTTGCGAAAAAACCGCCATCCGTAAGAGTGAAATCACTGTCACCATAGTGAAGTCCATACCCCAGACCATAACCATAAGTTCCGTAGAATTCCCCAAACCCTTTAGCACCGGGAGCACCTTGGAAACCAAAGTAATTACCAGCTTGGAATTCTCCATAGTTAATACGCACACCAACTGTCTTAGGGATAAGCCTTGAGGGGAAGCCTTGGGAATAGGAAACGTAGTTTAGAAGAGCACGTTCAAAGTTAGTGAGAGGTCTTCCAAACAACAAGGTTACAGAGGCATCACCTTCTGTAGTGAGCAAGCTGATTGGAGTTACAAACAGAAGGTTGATAACCTTTATAAATTCTTCGGCAGTAGAGGTTGTAGTGTTCTTAAAGATTTTAGCTTTAATGAACAATCTGTAAGTGTTATCATCAAGGAGAACGTTACCACCAAAAGGAGTACCGAAATCATAGAACAATCCGCCTACTACTGGATCTGTAGTTGTACCAAACGATTGTGCATTCGTTGCACCTTGGAAACCAAAGTATTCATACAAATCAGCTTCCAATAACTCTCTTGGTTGTCCTACAATTTCTCCAATGTTATCGAGCTGAGCACCAAACGCTGTATCAATGCTTCGAAGCTGCATCACTTGCTGAATAGCCAGCTCAATCTCGTATTGACCGTTGATTAGGATTTGGAGATATTTGTCGAAGACATCTTTACCAACAAATTGCTGGGTAACTCTTTCACGAGCTTCTTCAATGTACTCAACTACTTCAAAGGGATTAGTTGCCATAGTCCCTCCTTAAAGAACTGTGATTACAATATTGTTTGGATCAAGAGAATACAGCTCGTCGAAAGCAATAGGAATGTTACCTACCCCTACAGGACTTGGACTTGTTCCGATAGTGAGGCTATTTACATAGTGACCGGGCACCGCGTTGATCGGGGTGTAGATTCGACTATAGAGAATATCGTCTCCGATACCGAAAGTAGCTTTCATATAAGCAACAATATCATCTTTAATAACTTGTTCACCATCTTGTGGAAACAAACTATCAGTGGTGAGAGTCATGCTGATATAGATTGGTACAGGATCTGGCCTACTAAACCCAATGTCATGAGGAAAACCTTGACTATCTGTGATAGGAATAATAGTGTTTCCATAGCTTCTAATCCCAAGGGGTTTATTCTCCCAAATGGCACGAGCTACAGCAGAACTAATACCACCTAATACAATAGGAAGAAAGCTATGGGCTGGTACACCATTAGAATCTACGATATCAGTGTCGTTCTCATAGATAACAACTTCTTCCACCCCATCAAGATTGATAAGAGCTGAATACAAAGCTTCAATGATGTTGGAAGCTCTTTCAAACTTACTTACTCGAAACCTTTCACGAAGTTCTTCATCTGTCTCAATGAATCGTCCTGCAATTGCAGATGTAGGGTTGGTTACACTATCCCATCCAAGTACAGGTGTGGTGATGGTATCAATTGTATTAGGATCTTGTGTGACAGGACCATACTCTTGAGCTACCAAATCACCGATCTTTGTAACCTTACTGATCCCAAGATTAGCACTAGTTGTAAAACTAACTGTCTGGAAAATATCAGCTAAAGCTACATCAAGTCGTGTACCATTTACAGTGGCGATCAGACTAGGATGGCTTGCATCAATCTGAGCCTTCAATCCCGCAAGAATCTCTGCCGTTGTTGCAGAAGAATCAGAGGTAAAACTAATCGTTGTGTTAGACCCTGGCCTTGTGTAGGTAATGGTGTACAACGTGCTATTAGCTACAGTTGTCACAGTAAAACCAGCACCAGATGCCAATGTAGGGGATAGTGCTACAGGGGATACGAGATTGAAACGATTATTAGTGGTGGATGAGCTAACTACAGATGTGATAGGGACAAGAACACCATTATCACCTGTGAACAGAGCTTGTGCGGAGGTGTAAGTGTTTTGGAATCTGACTAGTCCACCAAGGGCAACAAGGTTGTCAAGGGCAATACCTGTTGCGGAGTTTGGATCAAACGCGGAATAAACTTGTTGTAGGGCTTCCCACAAATCTGCTTCACTGGGGGAGGCCAAGGCAATCAATCTGCCAAGAGCGGAGCTATCGGAGGTATCAACTTGATCGTTTGGGAGTACAAGGTCTTGGAAAAGAGTTACAGCCAAAGCTCTCTTGGTAGCCAGTACTTCTGTAAGCCTCTTAATTATAAGACCTTCTGCTGTAACGCCCGCCATATTTTAAATTCCTATATCATTGATTGTAACGAGACTTACAGTTGCATCCTTACAACGAACTTTAAAAGTCAGCGAATATACTCGTGTTGTCGATGTTGTGAGGGTGGAGTTGAAACTTAAGAGTTCTGCAACACCGGGCTCAAGAAGTATCTGTTCCCTGAAGATATTATCTACATCTTCTTTTTGTATCTTTTTTCCAAGAATCCTTTGAAGGTACGGTACGCCATAAACTGTGTTGAATTCCCACTCCGACAAAAAAGTTAATAGACGAATCTTCAATCTTTGTGCAACTACGTCTACTCGTTCTTGTGTAACAGGACAACTTCCATTTACAAATACACAATCGTGAGTTAGAGGGTTCAATAGTATATCAATAATACACCTCCCTATATTGATTATTTTGGATTAATAAGAAGGTGGTTAATAACTCTCTATGAAAAGTCTCTGTCCACCCATCTTGCATATCTGTTTTAGTAAGAAGCGATGGTAGGGACTTTTTAAAGATAGATTCGTGTTTTTGTGCTGTGATGCCATCAAGATAATCCCATACAAACCACTTGACTATGGAACCCTTAAATCCTCTAGATATAATTCGATGCCTTTTATCCACATCCTTAGCTATACCGTACTTGTAACCTATGACAGAATTATCAAAATCTCTTAACTCTGCAAGATATAAACTACTGGGTTCCGTTGGGTTATATCCGTATTTTGTCTGGCAAGGACAACCGATACCAGTTCTTACTACAACATCCAACCGTCTAGGTATAGTATTATTACAGTCGTTGCAATTTAAGTACACATCGCTATTGGACTTTAAAACCTCATCAGTAACAGTTCCAACGTAAGTTTGGGTTGTTTTTGATAGACAGTTTAGTAATTTATTTAAGTACACACTAGCCTTGTCCTTTGCCTTTTTATCCACTTTCACACAACAAGGGCAGTTATACCCTTTATTTACTAGAGAATTATAATCCCTTAGGAATATGTTTTCACAGTCTTTACAGTATAAACTGATCTTTTGAGTGCCATCAGTTATTGGAAAGTTATCTACTCTTTTAAAGCTTTTGACTTTGAGTAGCTCCTCTAAATGAGTGTGCCTATTTTCTGGTGTAACATATTTACTACTACATCCACATGATGTAGTGTTGCCTGTTTTTAAAGCGTTGTACCGAACAACAAAGATAGTTCCACAGGCACACATAACCTCAACTGCCCTTTTAAACTCCTTACCGGTAGGAATCCTATCTACCTCCCTCAGGACCACCAGATTAGAATATTCAGTGCCAGGAGTAATTATGATCTTCGCGGGCATACTATATTAACTCCCTGACTACTGTAAAATTTAAACCATAGTTCCGGAAGTTCCAGAACCCGGTGTCACGCCGGTATGTTTGTGCAGATTAATATTTACGGTGTTTAATGTGTAAGTGCCTGTTTGAGCATAATTCCCACTCTGGCTGATATTACCTATCCATGTAGTTTCAGCAACATCGAAAGTTGCTAATGGTGCGTTAAAATTTAAAGAGTCTGTAGCATTGATAGTTACGCTCTTACCAAGCACTTCAACATCTTGTGATGTTCTTACTTGAATTACGCCGTCCGCCTTAAGGCGCAGCTCACATTCATTTCCGGTCCCAATGTTATGCACCATAACCATATCTTCGGTGCTATGATCCCAAACCCGTTTAGATGGATTGTTGGGGGACATGCTTTGAGGCCATGGGGCCGGGATAGCAACGGCATCTTGCACGTTGAATTTTCTAAAGTCAGTGGGAGTAGACGGTTTTCCGTTCCCGGCTTTGAACGCATCTAACCCCCGCATAGAAAACATTAACCAGACAGGATCACCCACTCTCAAAGGGAAAGTTAGCGCGCTTGTTGAGCTGGTTGGGAAGATTACAGGTATATTTAAAATGGGCGGGCGTTCTGCTACCCTGCCATCTAGATAGTTTATGTTTACAGAGGGTTGGGCATCAATCATTAAAGTATTAAGGTTATCTTTTATAGTAACAATTGTTGCGGGCATTGCTGTGTAAAGTCCAGCGATTTGATGATCAAATGAATCAACCAAAAGTTGTTCAAGGGAAGCTTCTTGTGCCATTAGACTTTAACCTTATCAGAGCAGAACACTTCAGAATACCAAGGGTTGCCTCTAAAATCTCCGTACATACGGACACTATCAACCTTGTAATATCCATCGAAATTTGGGTACTCAAGTTTTATATACTCGCCCGGTACGATTCGTGGATTTAAAAGGCACTTGAATTGAATACCCTTCTTTTTTATTTTATCTTTTTTAGTTCTGCGTTTATCACCAGCAACACGGTATGGACGTTCAATAAGTCCAGATTCTTCACTTATAATATAACAGAGCTTCAGATTATCATTGATCCCACCTGATTGATCGTTGACATATAAAACTCCATCGTCAACTCTCCACTCTGTTTGGGTGAGTTCACTGAGTTCATCCAATATTCTTCGTGGTTCACCAATAAGTGGGTAGCCATTAATAACTTGATTGTTTAGGTTAGTGCCGTTATAAACCCCACGTACAACACTGGGTAGGCTCTTGCGAATTTCCTCGTACACGTCCCTATAACTTTGACCGGGTGCGGCTAGCTGACTGATCAGCTCATGGTTTAAATCTGTGTACCCGCTGCCCATTTTTACTTGGGTAATAATTTCCGTTCCAGACTTTCGTGTACTACTATCCACCACTTGGCCTGCAAATAGTCTAGCCATCCCAGGATTTATAAATCCTGCGCTGAATACAGCAGCAACATACTCTTGCTCTATTAAAGCGCGATGTTCATCGTTAAGATTGTAGATTTCAATTGTAGCTGAATTAGACTTCTTTTTATTGGAGCTAGATTTACTAATCTCAAACGTACACTGTAGATTGGGGATTACAATAGCATTATCAGATTTTCGGTAGTCTCCTATTATTAATTCATACTCCCTGTCAATCTGATAAATTGCCATGATTATTCTCCGTTATCGTAAAGGTAAAACATGCGGTAGTATTGGTTTAATTTCTCTGGGAATTGCTTGTACTGTTCATTGTTCATCTCAGCAATGGGCTCTAACCAGAAAAACCCCGTCATACCTGTTATGGCATAGTCCAACATGATTGGATATAATGGGACTATGCCCACACCTGTTGCAATTGGACTACTGTCTGCGCTTAGTAGGTCCATTATCCACTGTTCTGATCTTTCGTTATATCTAATATTTACGACGTAACTAATGTCTTCTAAAGCCACAGAATACGAATAGAAGGCATCCTCAAATAGTGGAAGTCTGATGTATTGTAAGGACATTTTGCTCTCTATTATGGTAGTGGTTGACCTATACCAAATCCATTGTCACCATTGACCACTCCAGACAGGGAATCAGCTTTAGGGCTATCGGGGTCATCTGATTCTACAGGATTGGATGTACTATCTTGAGTACCTTTCTTTTGTTCTGTTGTGGCTTTTTTCTTTAACGGTTCAGCAAGATACTTAGGAAGTTGTCCTTTTTTTATCTGTACAAAACTTACTTGCTCCAGAACCATATCAAAATAAAGACCATCACCTGTTGCAGTGTCTTCTTTAAATCTTAAAGTTGTTAGAACCAGATTGGAAGTAATCCTTGAAATTACAATCCCTGTATACTCATATAGCTGGACTAGTTGAACATTTGACTCAAACTTGTTTCTAGCTTCGTTGTAATTAATTCCAGACATTAATGAAATCAGCCCATCTCTTACTTGATCCGTAACTATAGTTCTGTCAATCCCTATAGTTACTTCAGGTAATTCTGGCTGGAAAAATTGACCAATAACATCTGGAACAAGTTTGAATAGATCGGATTCTTTAGAATTGATACTAACTGCTTCCGTTAAATCATAGGCATTATAGGGGATGTTCCCCTCCAAGTCCCTAATCAAATTAGTGAAAGTACTAATATCAGTTCCACTGATCACTCCACTCAACCCAAACACGGGATTTTCTTTTATGAAATGATCAGATATCATGGATCCGCTGTCAATTGGATGTTTTGTTACCTGTCCCTTATAGTCTTGGGTAAATACTGATATTGCATCAAAGTATATGAGCCCTGATGATTTATCAGGCTCTTCAAGAGAACCCCATTTTAATGAAAAGCTCATATACTATCCTTTATTGTATTTTACTAAACCGCAAACCTGCTGTCTCAATTTCACTGCGGAAGGCTTCCCCTACCATTTGCCCAGCACGTTGCATGTCTTGTTCACCATTACCTACGCTGCCCAAACTAATAGTAACATTGAAAGTATTGTTACTATTGTTTGTAGAGGCTTGAGCCATAGCTTGTTCCCTTGCCATATTGCCTGCATTTTCAGGGTTTTGGGAGTTTAAGTAATTGCCGTACTGAATAGGGGCTTCATACTTCTTCCAATCAGGAGCTTCACCGTTGAGCCAAGCAGAGCCTGTATAAGTTACTAAACTGCCCAAGGTTTCTGCTGTGTTCCAAATACTGCTGGCATTCGCACGAGCCAAACCCCAACCTTGTTTCACAAACTCAGGTGCTCCAGGGATCGCGCTGTTTGCTTGATCGTAGCCTTTTTGATTTTCAGATGCTTGTATTAGCCCAGTATTAGTAACAAAACGAGATACAGAGCCAGCAGCACCTACTGCTAGGGCAACATCATTCGTTGTATTCTTAGCCAAATTTCCAAAGTTCAGGAACGGGTTAGTTTTACCCTCCGTACTTCTCACGATACTATCTATAAGTAACGATACGGACTCTAGATCAGTCTTATACTGTTGAATTTTATCAGTACCAAGCCACTCAGCGACCTGACTCTGTTTACCATCAAGAGCCCGACTGAACGACTGTGGAATCAGTGCAAGTTTGGAGAACTCAATAGTGGCTTGATTAAAGCCTTCAGCTAAGTTTTGAACAAGATTTGTATTGTCATTCAAGCCCGTTGACAGTGTACGGAAGAGTCTTGCGAAACCCTCCTCGATGCCGGATTTAGAAGCCAGAACAGACATATCACTAACTGCGTTTTGGAAACGGGCTTGCTCACCTTGGGACGCTTGGGACGCATAACCTAATGCACCGCCTTTATTAGCTCTTTCAGAAGCAGCAGTGCCTGCATAGGTGAGGATGTCACTGCTAACCTTACCCTTCTTCATGTCAGCCATAAGCTGCTGAATGGCTTTTGCTCCGGTTTTATTACCGCCAATTTGTTTTTGGTAGGCTTCTGCAAACAGTGCAGTACCTCCTGGCAGCGCTTCTGCAATTTGTTGAGTAAGTTCTTCTGCTTGAAGTTTACCCTTACCTGCCACTTGAGACAGAGCACGGAACAATCTGTTTTGAGTGGTCTTATCGAGCTTGTTAACCCTCGCTAATTCAGCAAAACCGCTAAAAACTTTCTGGCTTTCTTTAAGGCCAACACCCGACCCAGTAAGACCAGAGATAAGTTTGTTATAGTCACCAGAGGCGTCTAAATAATTGAATCCAACGCGGTTGGCCTCAGACCTTAAATATTGAAAAGAATTAGTACCTTCTTGTGCTGTTCCTCCGGCTTGCTGAACTACGGCTTGGGATTGTAGTTGAGCACTGACAACTTGTTGGTTACGTTGGTTAAGTTGACTTAAACCATAACCACCTCCAGCCAAAGCCACCGCTGGACCCCACAACCTAGAGGCAACACCACCAGCAACACCGGCTCCTGCCATATGACGTCCGTTGATATTATTGCCACCAAGAGGGCGGTTTGCATGAGGACGAAGATTCATTTCACGGTTAGCAACAGCCACAGCTTGCCTAACTGCTGTAGATAAACTACGAGTAAGAGCTTGCCTGTCTATAGCAAAATTCGCAAAGGGGACTACTATAGCCCTTGAAGCATTATCAACAGCACGTTGTAACACACTTCTAAGTCTGGTGTTGTCTACCGAGAAGTTAGAAAACTTCAGCGCGGTTGTCATCTGGGATTTCTGTGCATGACGTTTCATTTTGGCATCAATAAGCTTAAGGTAACGATCAACCTTATTGAGTTGAGCCATGTCAACAGAGACGCCAACTTTGCTAATATACTCGGCAATAGTAGTCACTTAGTATTCTTCCTTTTAATTTCTTCGTCAAGCCTTGCTTGTTCTTTTAAGGCTTCTGTTGCATCAATTATTTCAAGAAAGTTATAGAAATCATCTAAACAATACTTGGTCCGAAGATCATGAAGCGTGCAGAGCTGGGGGCTGTTGTACATCAATAAACGCATAACACTGTAGTCTTGAGATAAATTATCATCTACCTCTTTTTCTACCCTATTAAGTTTTCTTTGTTGCGATTCAGGTTTTACAGTTCTTCTGAATCGCTTACGTCCAAAGGGTCGGTAAAGTTAAACTCCAGCACTTCACCATAAAGCTTCATGAGATGTGGCAGGCGGCCGGAGAACAATTGACTGAACTTCTTAGGGTCAATAGCTAGGCTATTAAGGGTTACACCTTTAGCAATCATCTCTTGGATCAGTTGTGGACTAGGACTAGCCACTTTAAATTGATAATCCAAGCCTGTCATTGCATCATAGGCTGTGATTTTATATTCTGTACCATCAATTTCTACTGTTTTAGATGGGCGTTGGTAAATCTCACTCATATAAATCCTCTTAACTATTAGAACAAACCGCTAACTTTATCAACAATGTTGTCAAATAGTTTTGTTTGTGGTTTTGTATTACCACCGTATACCCAAGTGGCAGTTGTTTGACAATAAATATTCCAGACCCTGTATTCAATCTCTGATGTATATTCTGCTGCGGGGTATGCTGTAATGTACCCATCAACAGTTGAGAATATACTTCTGCCTGAATTATCTTTAAGAGTTATTACAAGTCTGCCCGTACCGTACTGAAGATCCAAATCATGGACATTAGCAAGAACATCATTGACAGGGCACGTCTGGATGATAGATAAGCTCAAGGTTGCTGATGTGTTGGTATTACGAGTTCGAGTGCTTTTGTTTCTAATGCCAACGTAGGGTGTGTACCCTTGCACATTCCTCTGAATAGAAATTCTATCCCAACCAAAAACTTTATACCCCCCAATAATCAAATCTACGCTATCAGGCGAGTATGTATTTATACTAAATTCACCCATTATAGGAAACTCGAAATAAGTGGTGCAGCAGATGCTACTGTGTTTAGTAAATCCTCAATTAAGCCAGATTCACCGTCGTTGCCGCCGATATTAATTGCAGCTTGGGCACATTTAATGACCCACACCCTCTCACCGATAGAATTAGCAAAGTCCATTACAGGTAGACCTTCAATCCAACATGTTGTAGCTACAAATAAACTGCTACCAAGTTGATCCTTAATGATGACTGGGAACTTACCCATCTGGGTGAACTCATCAATTTGCCAAAGCTTTGTAAGGATATCGTTGAATGGGCTTGCACTGTGAAGTGTCAATGTCAGGGTGTAGCTTTGACTATTGATGTAACGTCTTGCAATGACACCATCTGCTGTAGTTGTACTTGAAAATGGCGCTATGTCTTTTGATATACCTACAAATGTACCATCTACATAGCCCACCATTTCCATGAATCCGGCCAAGAGGATAGTTACATCCTCGGGGCTGTAGGTAAGTAACCCGCTCATTAGCTATCCTCAAAATAATAAGGGGCTTTCACCCCTTATATAATTATTGCTGAGGTAACCAACGGGGATCAATAGTGCCCCCAAGAGATTGGTAATCAGCAGCGGTGGCAGGACTGAATTCAGCGTTACCCCCTTGGACCTGTTCAAGTTTAACCGCATGAATAGACCAATCACGACTATCAATTGCATTGGAATATGTGCTATCTGGGTTATTACCAATATAGCACTGACGGCTGAAGTAGATACTACGCCCGGTGTTATCCTTAATGGTCATAGAGAACAAGTTTGTGTTGTCGCGAGTCTGCTCGTCGTTACGAAGCAACTGCCCCAAAATATCATTACTCTCACTGGTCATCATAAGGGAGAGCGTAAGGGTAGAGTTTTTATTTGAGCGAACAACTCGTGCATTAGAAACATCTGATCCACTATAAGGTTCCGATGCTAACACAAGACGACTGATAGTAAGAAATGTACCATCAACATACCCATTAACAACATGGGACAAATTACCCTGAGCAATAACGATAGTTACATCCTCGGGGCTGTATGAAGCTAATACTTCGTTTGCCATTTAGTGGCTCCTTTAAGATTTAGATAGAAGCCGTCGCACGAATAATGACTTTACGAACCGAACCAGCAAGGCGGAAAGTTACGATAAAATCACCAAGTACGCGTTGAGCACGCAACGTAGGACTAACGAGCAATGGGTCCGGTGCGATAACGGTGTATGCCGGATTAGGTGCAATACCACCATTGGTGACGCCAAGATCTAGAACACCATTCAAATCATTTTGAATAATAGTGGCACCAGCACGGGTGTATGGGATCTTCTTGCTGTTAATGAAACGAAACACTACAATTTCTTGCCAACGAGCACGCAGCCAATCTAGGAAAATAGTTTCATCAATTGGAGTACCAGAAGCCATGTTACCGTTTTGGAAGATATTAACACCTGCACGCTTAGTGTAGAGGTTACCATTTTTAGCGGTTACGTTTACACGAGCTGTAGATGAAACATTACTTACAGTAATACCAGACGCCTGTTTAAAATCCCAATCATTACTACCTGGGGTTTCAGGGAGTTGAGTGCTCATCCATGCAGCTTCTGGATAGTCAACATCAGCGGTGGCGGTATATACCCAATAAGTCCGGTTATAGCTGTTTGCGGAAAGCATCGCGCCAATATCAGTAGTGCCAGTACTCAGAGCAGCAACATCTTGCGTAGACGTGCCATAGATTTTATAACGAGCTTCAATAGCACCTGCCAACGCCATTACATCTGCCGGTACATGAGTCTCAGCAACCATACCGTACCAAACATCATTTTCTTCATCAACTGCTGTAAGTGCATCAGGCCAAGTTTCAGTAGATGCAGCATTTGCAAAAGTGAGGTTAGAAGTACCGGTAGCACTCCATGCAGCACCCGGAGTAGTTGGAGCAATAGAGATACTGGTAGTGCCAGAGACCGTAATACCTGTTGGGGATCCGATTGCTGCCAAAAGACCAGTTACAATACTAGTAGCTGTAGCTGAACCACCGGAAGTAAAGCTGTATGGGACGCCATTAATGGTGAGGGTATAGACAGTATTGTTAGCAACGGTTGGTGTGACTACAGTGGAAGGAACTTGTCGGCGTCCAACCACAATAGACGAAGGTCTAACTCCAGCACCTGAAAAGAGTTTACTAGCTATATTGTAGACATTACTGGTAGAGCTGAAATCATCCCCTACCTCATCAATACTCGTGTACGTGCGAGTACGTTCTGAGAAGTTTGTAAAAGTTGCCAACAGAAGTGGGATACCAAAACTTGCTGTGTCAATTGCAGTAGACTCTTTGGTGATGAAAATTTCCACCATATCTGAGTAGTTGTCTGCCATTATTATTTTCCTATCTTATGGATTGGTGGGAAGTGGTGGGATATAAATTCTCTCATCAGGATCTTGTCCCAACCCAAGAATACTAATACGCTCAACCACATCAACTTTCTGTGTGGTCTTAACTGCATAACTGAATGTTACATCTAGGTTTTGATATTCAATCCACTTTGTATCACGTTTTATAGGTAAACGTCTTAGTGGACTTTTTCTAAGGGGAGCTAATTGATTCTTCTGAAAAGCTTCCCACATTACTACGTTATTACTCATAGCAGTGTTGAAATCATATGCCATATCACCCGCCAAACTACCACAGAAAGTAAACTGTGCTGTAATTTCATATTGTGTGAAGATGGTTAGATTTTCAGCTTCATCGGTCAGAGTGGAAAAAGATGTCCTGCCAACCTGATCAACGGTCACTATTTGAATAACGACATAGGGTGTACTAGGTTCAGCCCCATTTTGATGCGAAAATATGATTCCTTTATCCTGATCTTCTTCACTGGGAAAGTAATCGCTTAATACAACGGCAGTACCGTCCCTTAATCCTGTTCTAACTTGGCTGTACACACTCACGTATTATTTCCCTCTTTTACCAAGGCGCCATTCTACGGAGTCGCGCATTTTACCTGTCCAAACAAGAGGATCGTTACGACCTTTTTGTTCCTGTGTTTTTAAACTATTAGGTGGGGTTTCCCAGTCACTGATAACTTTTTTCAAATCAGCAGATAACTTAGTTCCTATAGTGGCATAAAGTTGCTGCCAAGTAATTTCACCTACAGCTACTTTTGAAACTAATAGCGCAACTTCTTTTCCGAACTTCTTATCTTTTTTCAAAGCATTTATAAAATAACGCATGAAGGGCCGCATAGGGTTATCTGGGGTTCCTTCTTCGTTATATTGCGCTACCTGAGCTACGGGAAGATTGTCATTCTCTGACCCATAGTTCGAACCGGGAAAGAAGCCTAAATCAAGGTTTAAATCCTTACCTTTCATTAGGTTTTTCTTTATGTTTTCCCACGAAGATGTGTCACTTAAGTATCCGCCCTTGTCAACTAAAGCCATAGAAAATACCTAGTTAATTTGGGGTTAGTTCTGTTCTTGCAGCCCAACCAAGGTCTTCAAAGAAAAATCCATCTTCGACTAAAGTTGCATAACCCCTAAGAAGAATTGTCATAACTGGGTCAACCTTATGATTACCACCTTTGTGAATTTCTTTGTGACAAGGCACACATAATGTCACTAGGTTGTTTTCGATAAAACGGGAATTAACATTTGTTGCCCAAGGTTCAATATGATGCACATTTAGTTGTTTTCCAGTCTGAGAACACCAAGAACAAGTATATTTATCTCTCTTAAGGATATTTAATGCTAACGGCTTAAACTTAGAACGCTCTAAAGAGTCTTCGGTCTCAATAGGAACATTTTCAGGTAGTCCTTTATTTCGACGTATTTCTTTAAGTTGTGAAATTCTAGTTAGAGAAACAGCCTCTCTTTGTAGGCAGCCACAACTCTTTGTCCCGCCGCTCTGAAGAGAAGACTTTTTACTATAAGCTGTTCCACCACACTCACAAGAACATACCCACTTACCTGTGGGCTCATCCAAAGAGATGACAGTCAACCTTCCATAAGTATGCCCGGTCAAATCTTCTCGTTGTGCTCTACTGTGCATACCAATCAAGCATCCACAAGATTTAGTGGTGTACAATTTAGGCTGTCGTATAACTTTCTGATTACCGCAGTCACATTCACAGTTAAAGAATTGTACCCGCGCCCTAACTCCTTTAGGGGAAACATAGTCTTCTACGTGATCAAGAGAAAGTACTACTAACTTATTAAACCTTCTACCAATCATATAAATCCCTTCCTTAGTTTGGAGTTAACTCTATACGAACACATTTAGCTTCACGGTGATCCCGAACACCCATAACGAAAGTTCGGACCATCATTACTTCATATATATCACCGAGCCAAGAAAAACGGTCGGCACCAAACCCTCCAGACCCCTCTTTCTTTTGTCGAACATCAGAAGATGTAAATAACCAAACCCAACTTTTTGTCCTATCCGATTCAGGAAGCATCATTACTTGATAATCGGAGAAAGGATGAACGTTAGCTTGGATAGTTACTTGTTGTTCAGACCCTTCCACCCATTCTCCATCAACATAACTTCCTTGTGTGTGTCTGAGGATTGTCACGGGTGTTTTTTTAACTAATGAAAAATCAGCAATCGTCATAGCCACTGACCTTCACAATAGTAACTATTAAGATAAAAATCGTAAGATTCGTTATTCCACAAATAATGGTTGTATGGGCATCCTGTAATTCGGGGTAAACATAGCCTTACATTATCCCTATTACGATTGTTTTTCAACATATCAATTCTTGAAATACCACCAGCATAAGGCATACCTACATAAAGAGAACTCTCCCCTTTATCAATGAGGTCATCCAATGCTGCTGTATATAGTGCTGCAAAATCACTCCAGACTTCGTACTTACCTGCTGTTTCCCTTGTTGGGAATTTAGCAATCTGGAAACGAATTACTTTGGCTGCTGCAATTGCAGCAAGCATTTCATCGCCGTTGTATTTATCTAGATAATACTGATATGTGCTGTCGTCAAGAATCTCAAAATCGGAGAACACATCGCCCACAAGCAATCGTACCCGGTCTATAGCACTTGTTGCAGGGTTTCCGGTGAAAGGCATGGGGCGGGTTCCTTAGACTTTAAGTGCAGCAATCAGTTCGTTTACTTTTGCAACAGTAGTGGCCAAATCCGCGCCGCCAGCCAAGGGTGCAACGCTGGTGGGTTTCGTAGCTTGACCTGTGCCAATGTCTACCAGAAGTTTACGCAATGCATACCAAAAACCGCCACGCTGGTAGTCTGGTTTCAATTCCAAAGCCATTTCTTATTCCTTCTTTAATAAAGTAAAGTACTGAGGGGATTTCTCCCCTCATAAGAACAACCAGCCTATTATGGGTAAGGTTGAACTGGTACAGTGCCAGTAGGCAGATAAGCAACAACGATTTCCTGCGGACGACTTACAAAGTTCAGGAGGTTAGTCTCTGTTTCAACTTCGATAATTTCGTCTTTAGGGTCGCGGAATTCCCATGCATACGAAGCTTGAGCAACCGAGTTAACAGTGCTGAACTTGTTAGGAGTAGCATAGTAGGTGGTAAACAGATCCTGTACACCCAGTGGCAGGAAGTATGCTTGACCTTCTGGAATAAAAGTAGTACCAGCTTGTGGACGGACTTCGTAGAAGGTTACACCTTGGTACTCAAAGCTGCGATACAGAACACCTTGATCACCCGGAACCAGACCGCCAGTCTGACGATTCAGCAGCAGGTTGGAAGTACCGCCTGCCAATTGAGCCTTCAGGATATCGGTGATGTATGGGTTGTTGATCAGTGCTTGGAAGTAAGTTGGCGAGCACAGAGCGATAAAGCGGTTAACAACCTCACCCGATTGTAGGTTATCTTGCAAAGCAGCAACAACGTTGTTGATCATTGCATCAGGAGTGGTCGATGCAGCCAGATCGGTAACAATTTGAGTACGCGATACACCGAATTGCTGATAGAAGTTCTGAGTTACAGTACCACGTGGAGCATATACACCACCAGTTGTAATCAGGTTGAAACGGGAAACTTCCCGAACCCAAGCGTGAGCCTTACGGGCTTTTGCCAGTTTACGCTGACGAACAGCGTCGATGGTTTCCAGATCGTTACCTTGATACACTTGTGCCCAAGCAGCGATACCTTCTACGTCTTGTGGAGTGATGGCATAAGAGGCTGGGAAGTGAGGAACATCAATACGCAGATATTGTTTGTTATCTGGGGTCAGGGTTTGGGATTTTTCACCCCAGTTGTAATCTTGCAGAGCACCGCTCAGAACTTCAGTGTACACAGGCACAAGAGCATGTTTTTGGGTCAAAAATACATCTTCAAACAGACCCAGTTGGTCCATCAAGAAGTAACGGTTAGGGATTACGTTTACCGCTGGGGTAATTTCAATACGCAGGTTGGCGTTTGCTGGATCAAAAGCAAGAGCCTTGCTGATAATTTTTTGCTCAGACATTTATTAAATTTCCTTTATTAGAATTCAGATTAAACCGCTACCAGCACATCTACGCCTTGGGCGTTGAGTTGGGCAGTAACGATGGACATCTGAGCAGTAGAGATACCGTTGACAGATTTCAGGAGGAAGTCGCTAACTTGTGCAGGACCGCGATACATCACCAGACCAAGACCAGCAGAAGCAAGAGTAAAGGTAGGACGGATGTCGTAATGGTCGCCAAGTACGATACCCAAAACAGAACCAGCAGGCACAGCAGCACCAGCAACGTATTTAGCAAAAGTTGCAGTGAGGGCAGTACCAACAACCAAAGTACCCAACGGGTAGGTGCCAGCGGCCAAGGTTACTTCTTCACGGCAGTAACCATCAGCAGGAGAAAACTCACGGACAACCAGATCACCGAGGACACGGATGTTAAAATCAGTAAGAGGCATTATTTACCTTCCTTTTTATTGAACTTTTCTTGATAGGATTTGGTCAGAGCGGCAACGCCGTCTTCTTCAGTTTCAGTGACAGTTTCACCACTAACACCTTGCTCTTTAAACATGTCACTTTCTTCAACAGCTTTTTTATCTTTAGCCATTGCTTTAACAACAGTTTCAAAAGCTTCGGTGCTCAATGCCTCAGTAGATTTGTAGAGAACTTCTACCTCATCTTCAGCAACACCTGCTTCTTTCAACAGTACCTTGCGGCCTTTTTCGACAGATTCTTTTTCTTTAGCTTGCAAGTTTTTAACAACCTCATGGGCAGCATCCAACTCAGCTTGTTTTGCAACCAATTCTTGTTCTTTTTCTTCTACGGCTTTTGCAACAGCAGCTTCTACTGCCTTGCTCAGCTCCTTTTCATGAACTGCTTTAGTTACGAACTCGGACATTTCTTTACCTTTATTTTTGGTCTTTTCCACAGAGGGAGAGGTTGTATCAATTGATACAGTTACGCCCTCTTTCGAGGACAATGCTTGTTCAAACTTCTTCTGCGTTTCAAGAAGTAGGAGCAATTCTTCAGGCTTAAGATTGGCAATACCTTTATTAATCTCAGCCTCATTTTTATCCATAATCAAGGATTTCATTAGAGTGACAGCTTCAACTCGCTCATCTAGCCACTCTTGATACCAACTAACATAATCTTCTGTATCTTGCTCTTCTTCAACATCAAGACCCATGATACGAGCTAGGACAACTGCATCGTCATACCAAAGGTCAAAGAATGTGGTGAGAAAGTCTACAATATTCATTTCAACTTGAACCATTGTAGCTTTTTCTACTTGATCTTCAGTAATGTCTTTTGTGGCTTTTGTAAGGAGGGTGGTTACACCATTGGCTGGACCACCTTGATGCTTTCCAACCAGAGCCACATGACTACCCATACCTTCAAAGTTAAAGTTAGATAGCCGCTTGCGTGCTTGTTCTGTCATTAAAGTTCTTCCACAGTAGCGCGGCAACCAATACTAACACCGCAAATATCACCTGATTTAACTTGTTTCCATAGTTTTTCACTTTCAACATCTTGTTCAGGAAAATGCCACCATTGGAGCCAAGTACCTTTTTTAATCATTCGTCCATCATCCAATACAAAATCAGAGGGTGAAATAAATGATTGTTCAATTTTTGCAGTTTCAATCTGAACTTGATGGAAGAGGTTGGCTTTATTACAATGAGTATTGAAGTTAATACAAGCTTTTTCAACTTCCTCAGCAGAGTAAATGTCGCCATGCAAGTCTACTGTCTCAGGTTCAAGAACAACAAATAGTGCTCTTCGTTCTTCAATGTCAATTGACTTTGTAACTTCTACAACCGGTTCTGACTTGTCTTTAGATCCGCCAAAGAATTTCTCTAGGAGTTCATAAAGCTTTTCAGATTTAGATTCACTCATTTGAAATCCTCTGCATCTTCTTTCATAAATTTATATTTCTTTCCATTCACTTCGATAATTTCAAAGTCTTCATCCGTTGATTTAAACAACGATTTGTTCTCAGTGTTAGCTGTAGAGCTGTCCCCTGAGCTTCCGGATGAGTTCCCTGTCCCGTTATTAAGGCCGCTTTCCATTCCTTTACCGGAGTTCGAAGTATTATCTGGTAGATAATCAGTTAAAGGATCTTCATCAATAGCGTGTGGCTTAGCGCCCACAGATTGACGTGTAATATTAAGCACCTCACGATCCAACTCAATAGCACCAGTTGCTGCATAACGTTGAATGGCTTTAGAGAGAATATCAAGATCAGTCTCTTGAACTTCTTCATATTGCCAGTAAGGAAGTTCTCCTTCTAAATCCCAACCATTCATTTTGAATAGAAGATCACGCAGTTCCTTAAGGGTCTCTTGCATTCCCATAAGTTTATCTTCGACTGCCATGACAACCAAACCACGTTTGGTGTCAGACAAACTAAAAGAGCCTACAGAGTTTTGACCCATCTGGAGAATATCAGCCCATAGAGACTGAAGGATGATGCTGTTGTAACGACCGATGATTGCGTTAGTATCAAAACGATTACTGCCTGTAGATGTTACAAGGTCAAATTCAAATTCAAGGTTGCCCTTCTCATCACGGTCGCTTGGCACAACCACAGATGCTTGTTCATTAGCTTGAATATTACGACCAATATTCATATAAGCTTCATATGCAGCTTTTTTATCTTCGCTAGCACCTTCAGCCATATACTCGGAAGGAATCTTAAACCGAGGAATACCGTTCAAATCACGAGACAGACTTACAGCTTCGTGTTCCTCAATCTTTGTACGGTATTTCCAAGCGTAATAACATTTTAGAAGAGGACTAGTACCCATCGGGTTTCCACGGGTAGAGTCACAAGTAAAGTTCAGAAGCTTATTTTTACGAATAAAAACTTCGTCAATACTTGTGGCTTTACCACCATTGAATCCACCATAAAAGTCAAGAATGCCTTTTGGGTTTTGCCAAAATCCTAGAAATGTACGACCATCTTCTGAAAATTCAGCGCGACTAATTGTATCTTGTGAGCGAATTGGAAGCTTTCTAACCCCTACCAATCCATCGTCATATTTACTTCCGTTAACTTTCAGCCTTTTACGTAGAACAATTTCATGTGGTGCAAAACCGTAGGTATAAAAACTCACAGCTTCCTTAATAAAGGAATACCAAGAATGTTCCATGTCATCTTGAACTTGCTTAAGGTAGACCGCTTTTTTCTTAATATCTTCTGAAGCATCTTGTGGAATGTGAACAGACCACTTAACACGGCTCATCATCATCTGAAACAAGTCAAGACCGGAGGAGATTGTTGCATCACGGCTCATGTTCTTGAATGTTTTAGCTGCTTGGGGATATTGAAGCTCTTTACGAGATTCTTCTAGAATTTGACCGTTAATTTGTTTAAGGCCGATTGCACCGGTTTCACTATAAGGGATGCGAGGAATGGACTCAGATCCTTGAGTGAGGTCTAGGCTTTCAGCAGCTTTCTTAACGCGTGCCATAGGCATCACCAATAGGCATCAAGTCGTGCCTCCTTATATTTATTAAAGTCTAAATTCATTTATCTTTGTGTACACAGGAACTGCGAATGCTGGTATAATCTTTCTTGTGTTGGCGGCTTCAAATGCGTCTGCACAAGCATCAAACATGTCATTGAACCCTACCCTTGTATTTGAAGGATCTACACGCTCAAGTTCATCAAAAAAAGTATCATTATTTTGGTAAATTTTGTTTTCAAGATCGTTGGTACAACCTTTAACGATACTCACCATACCAGCTTGACAAGCCGCTCCAAACGGCCCGAATCTCTGAACCTTGCCTCCACGGCCGGCGACAGGCATTGCTTTTGCAGTTACATTATGAGAGACTAATGTTTTAATAATTTCAGCACAATAAGCAGATCCACCTACACCCGGATCTTTAGGGATATATTGTGTAACTTCAGGACCGTCCCTTAAAGAGGTTTCTAAAATCAGCTTCATCACATCGCCATGTCTTCCACGATAGCGGATAACGTCCTCGATTGTATATTCACCATCTTCACTGCGTGAAATAAGAACTGACGCTGTGAAGTCAGGTCGAAGATTATTTTCCGATACAAGGCTGCAAGCTAAGTCCCATGCTCTAACACGAGTACATTTTTTAATCTGTGGGAAGTCCACAGTTCGCACCCATGTTCTTTGAAAAAGAGATGAGGATTCTTCTTTGGCATACCATGACCCGTCCAAAAGTCGAGCGCGTTCGACACGAGGAAGAGACTGAAGTTTGCTAAGGTATGTAGGATCGCGCTCCATAAGAACCGGATTATCTGTGCATTTAGCCGGTACAAATGCGAACGACATAGGGCCACAATTGACACCATATTGTTCTATAAGTTCTTCTTTAGTTTTACGCCAGATCATGTCATTGCCCATGCGGACAAACCACATTTTAACACCTGCCATAGACTCTAGAGGAATTCCGTCTTCATCCAAATAGCCTGCATTTTCTAACCAAACACGAAGAAAGGACTCATAGAGGGGGTTACAGGTCCCAAGCATCTGAGGTTGCATCCCTGCATCTGTACGCATACGGGAGATAAAATAAACTACCTGAGATTCTTCAAACTGCTGCATTTCATCTAGGAGGAAAGCACTTACTTGCCAACCCTGTAGGTTGTATTTATCTTTCTCTTGTTCACATCCTCGGGCTACAATAGTTGCTTTGGATGGGAACACAAACTTAACTTCTTTGGTCTTTGCTACTGCACCAAACTCATGATACATCTCTTGACCTGTTTCCCAGATACCTCCGGGACCAGTAATCTGCGGCATAACTCGCCGCATCATTACTCCACGAAACTTTGGAAGATGTACCCACTTGAGCATTGCCATAACGCCCAAAAATGATTTTCCTGCTCCGGCTGCTCCACCAAATACTACAATGTCTGCATCATTGTTTAAAAACATTTCTTGTTTGCGGCTTTTTGGGCCAAGGGTGCTATCAGACATTGTTTCTCCGGTTTAAGATTCTTCCTTTTCAAAAGTAAGGAGATATTCACGAATCATTTGTTGGCAATCTCGACCTGTGACGCCTCGTTCTTTAACGATCGGTCTGAGTTCTTGAATGGTCAATGTTTCTAGGTACTCTTTACCATACTGAACTTCAATAGGCCAAACTCGCAAACCATTTGCCATATCGTCTTCAAGAAACTCTTCAGTCTCTACATAAAGCATGGCTTTATTAGGGAAAGTGTTTTTATTCGGATATTTAGTATCCAATTTACCACCCATATTTGCAAATCGTACCACTTGATGTAGAAACATCATACCAGCAGCATCTGTAGCTTTAAGCTCAACATTATACTTATTCATATCTACTCTCTTCAATTAACTAACTTAATAAGAGAATATTAACCTACAAGTTCTTATACGTCAAGTATTATTTTAATAAAAATATATAAATCGATAAATAAAATAAATAGCCCTGTCATACACAACCGGGCATCAGTTGTAGGATGAGCTTCATACCTGAAGCCGTAGCATGACTTACGTGATTTTACTTTACAAAAGAACTTCTTGCGAAGACTGGAATGTAAAGGTAGGTGTTCCTGTTACGTTAACAGTTCTCAGGCGTACATATTTGCCTGCCGGAATAATACCAGATAAGTTGGCTGTTCCTAGGTTTGTAATACTCAACACACCACCGGTTGATTGACCACTTGAACCAACAACTGTTACCCCGGTTGTAAATCCAATTTCGTTAGCATACTCAAGATAAACACGTCCCGATGTGCCAGCGATTAATACGGCAGCAACAGTTATATCTACAGAATAACTTACCTGTGCATCTTGTGTAGAACTAATCTGAAATGCTGTGTTAAGTGTACGTGCCGGATTGGTAAATGTTCTTACCGGAGCACTGTAATTAGGAACATTCAATACACCAGTTGTGCTATTGTATGTTGCGGCCCCCGTTGTTCCCGTAGTAGTTAAACTTACAGAAGTTCTTGCTCCGGATTGAGTAATATAACTATTGGGGTTAGTAGTTCCGTTATATGGAGTATAGCCCAACGCTGTAGATACTTGACTACTACTAATATTTGTCAGATAACCAGCGTCATTTGTAAATGCACTAACAGCAGTTGGAACTGTAGGGATAGCTGGGAATGTAGCCAAACTGCCATCACCACGAAGATACTGAGTGGTAGTGCCTACAGGAGTATTAAACTTAGTAGAAAGACCGTTTGTCAATGCTGTTGTTGTAGCATATCCAGCAAGACTAGTACTCAACGCAGATTGACTCACAGCATCTGTGATCCCATAACCAGATACAGTTGTTGGTGTGGCTGTAATAGTTGACCAAGCTTGTGTATGGGCTGCGGGAGTAAAGGTGGAAGGTTTGTTGAGCAATACTCCTAAACCACTAACAGCATTCCAATCAGTCTGGACTTGAGCAGGGGGCGAAGGAACCTGAGAAAGGGTTATGTATCCAGCATCATTTGTAAGTTCGGAAACATTTTCAGGAATTTCAATTCCTAACATTCCCCTGATCATTTGCTCAGAATTAGATGCTATGATTTGTTGGGCTAGCGGACTGAATGTGAATGGCTTGAAATTTGAAGACGAGTCAGTGCCCATCAGTACAGAAGGTATCTTCATACTGGGGACTACAAATCCACTACCTTCCATTTGGTTTGAGCTATTTTTATAGAACAACTCATTTACAGGCATTTCTGCAAGGAAGGTATCCAAACGAGGGTCGGTTACAGAACCACCACCTTTAACGGGTCTTTGGGGTCCAATAGCCATTATTGTTCACCATCATTAACCATGATCACTACACGTCCAGCAGACGTGCAACGAATCCAAACACCTGATAAAGTTCCATCAAGATAAACAGTAGCATTAGAGGCAACCGAATACCCATCTGTTGTGGTCACTGGGGTGCTTGGTCTCACTTGGATTAAAAATGGGGCCGTGATCTTATTTTGAATAATAAGAGGTTGACCAACAGTAATACCGGTAGCAGAATAAATCTCTGTCCAAACACCGGCAACAAGTTGTAAATCAGGTAAAGTATTTGCCACTTTAAAACACCTTTTATTATTTTATTTAGAGGTGTCTTGTACTGAGGAATTATAGCCTATAGACAGACAGCATAGGCTTTTGGTTGGGCAGCCTCTCTGCTTTGAATCAACCGACCATACTTCATAAATGATTGGTTATAGTATAGTTGATTAGTCTCCCACGCTACCTTGGAACTAACCTCTGCCTCTACACAATAAGAAGCTCTCACCACTGATCGTCTTTCCGATCTGCCATTTATTTGATCACCTCTTCATTTAAGCATAAACCTAAATGGTTAGAATTCCCCGATGGGTATCAGCACAAAGGTGCATAACGGCTCTAACATCACCTACACGTCTTTCCGTAAGTGTCATTTACAACAGACCCCGCCAGAGGTCTTAAGGTGAGAACTAGGCAGCTCTCGATACCAGACCGCAGTCTGATTCTTTATTCACCATCATCTTCGTCATTAGGATCAATATATACTAGTGACAATCGAGGTTTACTTTGTTCTGCTACTTCTTCTACGGTTGGTTCATCAATTTCAGCTTCGTCCCTTTTCCCTTTAAGACGTGCTTGAAAGTTACCAAGCTCATCTTGAGATGCAGAACGAGTCATTGTGACAATTGCTGAAAGCAACCACTTAGCACTTGAGAGACTTTCTGAGTTAACTTCCATCTCATTAAGACTGCGATCAACCAAAGCAATTGCTACATCTTCACGCTCTTGAAGTTTCTCGGCCAACTTACGAAGCTTGGATTTATTAACACGAACCTTACTATTTCCCTTCAAATTTTGGTTGGACTCTTCAGCACCAAACCTATTCTTAGGGCTAGGATTTCTATTTGTAGTTTTCTTAGTAGTCATGAGATTACCTATTTGTAAATAATATTTCTTAAATACACTCTATTACAGAATGTCTGTGTTCACTACGTGAGGAATGTATTTAAGAAAGCTCACTTATCACGGGAGAGAACATAATAAGTGAGCGAATAACCAAACAATCCGAAGAGGAGGAGAGAAAAGATTGTTTGGTTAGGAAGACAAAGCTATGTTATAGAATTTCTACTTAGGCTTTGTCGGGAGAAATGGTGGTTGAAGGAAGGAATTGAACCTCTAGCCTTGGCGCCGGATTTACAGTCCAGTGATAGTAGCCATCTATCTCTACATCAACCAATAAATAATCCTAGCGTCTGCTAGGCTACGGCGAAGTACTACACTACCTCTCGCCCTGTCTTGCTCCGTGATTATCTCCATGATAATTCTGCACCGAAGACTTTATGTTCACGTTAAACACTACAAGCCCTCAAGGGGAGACTCAATAAACTCCGTCAAGTTTAAGGAGTGGATTACCACTATCTACAACAAGGGGCTCAAAGGCCTATACACGAAAACAAGATGAAGGGTTCGAACCTTCGGATGCCTCAGTATTGGGTTTGCAGAACCCACTGCTTGCATTCTATCTGCGTCAACAATAGTCCACTCTGTCAATCATGTCTCGGAAATGACGCTGTAAAGTCGCCGTCATACTTTATTTGATGCTCAGAGATTTCAACTAAGCACATCAAATTCTTCCCAGCAATTTTCACTGTCTGACTCGGTATAATTATAGCACCTTTCTAACCATTGTCAAGCAATTTGTAACAATAAACGTTATTTACTACATTAATCTTCATAATCAGGCATTATTTTCTTAAATCGAGTACCGTAAAAGGAACAACCTTCATGTTGATACTCAAATCTAAACTTGCCTTCAATGATTTCATCTTCTAGCATTTCGTCACAATTACAGTCTTTATATTCATTGCCACAGGAAGGGCAATAGTACAATTCGCCCATCTGTGGACTCCTTATTAGTTATCAATAAAAGAACTATAAACGACACACAGTGTTTCTGTCAAGCATTATTATTTTAAACTGTATTGTATCCACCAAATACAGAAGGAATACACCAATTATCTTTAATCATTTTCTGTTTCTTTGCATTCAATATCTTTTCTTCTGTCTTTAGTTTCTTACAGGAAATAGACTTCCACGGTTCGGGGCAACACCCTACACAGACACAAGAGTGCGGATTGAAATTAGGAAGGTATCGTTCTTTACTTCCGCACTCTAGACAACCACGTTTGATATTGAAATGATTAGTTTTACTTTTTACCGCTTCTGCAATCGTCATTGTTGGTAGTTCATTGTTCATTTCTTATCAACCTTGCAAAAAGTTTTATCCCCTAGTACTGTTTCCCATGCTGCATACATGGCGTCTTCTAAATCTTTCTCAGCGCTAGCTTTAACCAAGCAACTGTCATGATAAGCTAATACTGTATGCCCCTTGACCCCCATTGCACCAACAATACGCATCATGATCTTACTATCAATATTCTGCAACGTAATACCGGCATCAGAAAAGAAGTGCTCTGCAATAAAATCGTTATGACTTTGCACAGCCTCAAGTACTGCTGAATAATCTACATTACCAACCATTGCATAAAACTCTTGATCTTCAATACTATTTTGAGCACGATCAATCTTTACTTTATTACCAAGTGTCCAAGCTGCGCTGTTCTTATCATTAGAATTCATACCAATCAAAATAGCTAGCTTAGCTAACTGTCGTACTGGATTGTGTGTTTTACCTGTCACACTTTCCCACTGTTCTTTCAAACGACCATCAACTTTAATAAACGAAAGGTCTGCATTGTAAGGAGAGAAGTCATCCCCCATCACATCATAAATACTAAAGCCATCTGTATTGTACATAAGCTGATAGCAGATGCTTGGGTGAATTGCTGAATAGTCCAACTCCACAACCGGTTCACCGTCAATCTTCAGAGATGATGCACGCACATGTTGTGGAAGAAGCTGCACACCACCACCAAGAGTATAGAGACGTCCACCACTATCCAAATCCCCACTAAAGATACGGCGGTATGCAACATCAGCAATCGGACGATCATCGAAAGTAATAGATGCACCAGCCAGCATATCATTCATACTCTTAACCTCACCTTTGATGTCTTTAAATCCTTTATGACCCCGTGTTGGAATCATCTCTTTTGTCTCACGATTACGAATGATAGCTAGGTCATTATCTTCAAGCTCTTTCCATAGGTTGTAATTTGTATTCACATCAGTCCACATGTCTGCTGTTCTCTTTTTAAATATCATACACGAAGGAATGGACTCATCTGGAATAAGACTTCCTTTGTGCATCTTCCAAGACTTCACATAGCCTTTATAAAGATCAATGTAACCCTTTGACTCAAGGAAGTCAACAAGAGATTTAATCTTTCTGTACCCAATACCTTGTCTTGACTTAGTGTAAGCATGTATATCAAGACTGAAGATAAAGCCACCAGCATTCTTCTTCACTGCACGAGCAGAGTTAGACACCCACCATCTTACTGCTTCTTCCCATTTATAGTTGGTATGTTCTAATACCTGATCTACAATCTTCTTGTAGTACTTAGACTCATGGAAATAGATATAACTTCGTACACACCTTAGATTAACAGAGTAAGCTTGATGCTCTGTCATATTACTTAATTCATAGATCAATCACTTATTCTCCTTGTTGTTGGTAGTAGAGGATAGAGAGGTGTTAGTAGATAGATGTATTGTATTACATGTTCTCCTCTACAGCCCCCGGTTTATAAGGGTTTGTGCCCTTTCTACTCGGTACTTTCTCATAAATGCTCTCTAATTCATCTACTCAGTCTACACCCAATCCCACCCACGTCAACCCCCTCTCCAAAACAATTTATCCCACCCTCCTCAGAAAATACCCTTGACACCCTGTCTGGTAGAGCTTACTATAGCTAAACACAACGAGGTAAGCATAGCTCTATCAGCGATTCACATATGAGGGGATTTGAAGATGACATACGAAGAAATGTATAAGGATTGGAAGTATTTGTGGGACATTGCACCAGCAAATGATATGACTGGTGGTTATGTAGATCAAGATGACTTGAAACGAATGCTCAAAAGTCCATCCAAGGCCACAGCGAAGTATTGCCTTGAACGACAAATGGAATATTGGTTTCAGGCTGGCCCTGATGGGTTTGAAATTTGCAGGAACTATGAACATCTTTGTGAAGAGTATCCAAAAATTGAGCAGATCCGTAAGAAATATGATTTCAATGTAAGGGACTGGCTATGAAACAAATCCAAAACACCCCAAATGGCTGGATGGCCTACTGCTCAGCCATCAAAGAATCTGTACAAAGAGACTTGACGAAGCGTGACTATAGTGTGATGATGGCTTCGTATATTGGAAGGGTTAGTGTGGATGAGTGTGTTAGTCAATTGGAGAATAAATAATGACACACATTAAATCAGATTGGCACGAAGGTCTGCTTTGGGCTGAAGATCTTTGTAAGGATGGAGAAGGTTGGGGAGCAGTGCCTGTGAAGATTATGCTGTCCTATGTTGAAGATGCTTCTTGGAGTTTTGAAGATAGGGAATCTTTTATTGAAGGAGCATTCGATTATGCTGACCATATTTGGCACAGAGTTGAGGGGTAGATGATGAAACAGTGGAAGATTTATTTGATTGTTGCGATTATCTCCGGTTTTCTTGCAGGTGTGGTCAAATACAACGATGACTATATGGTGGAAAAAGACGTACATGTAACATTTATAGATAAAATGGAAAGAAATAGCTGCCACAAGTCAAATTGCACAGGTAAGTTGTACGGACTGTTCAAGACAGATGATGGAATATTCTTTGACAGACAAATCAGCATGTATATGTACACACAAATGAAAGTAGGGGAAGACTTTAATCTAACTTTACGAAGGATGGACATTAAACAAACAGGCTGGGATAATGTGATTTATTTCTTTGGTGTCATAACCATGTCTATATTTGTTGTCATGCTCATTGCCTCCCCTTTAGCGTATTTTGTTTTGGATAAGGAGGATAATTGATATGAGCACCCTACGAGTAATTGAACGTAAACACGGAAAACACAAGGCTTGCTAAGAAAGCTGTAGAAATATAGCTCAAATTAGCCTATCAATCCCTTGTTTGATGCAAGAAATGATGTATAATTTCAACGTAAATTGAAAATGGAAGGCAGCACAAAGCTATAGGAATGTTGCCCTATTTTGATGTGATAAAATCAACGGTAATTTATTAGGAGAGAATTATGAATGTAGGTGAGCTGAAGAAAATGCTTGAGAAATATCCAGACGAGATGGAAATTTTGAATGGTCGGTACAGTGATTATGATTTGGTTGAGGAAAATGAGTGGCACATTGTTAAGGCAGTTCCTAAAGATGGTTATGTAATGCGCTCACATCCCACAATGAGCGAAGAGAACAAGAGTCAAGAAAAAGAATATCTTTACTTGGAAGGTAATTAAGATGAATAATCTCCCATTACTAAATGCAGAAGAACGTCAAGCACTCTTGGAAAAGGGTAGGCTTGCGAAGTTAGCCAAGAAAGAATTCGCCGAGGCTAATCTTAAATTGGACTATTCAGATGAGAATTATTGGACCACCAAATCAGCAGAGCTTGGTATTCGATTACCGCAGAAGTTTGCTGTAGGAGCAAAAGGTATTCGTAAGACAGCTAAAGCACTTGGTGTAGATATAAAAGAGTTCCTAGATTCAACGGGCTGTAATAACTTGAATGAACTATGCGCGTTGAATCCGACTTGGAACTCAAGAGCACTTGCATCTTTAGTTGTGGAGTATTATCTTGACGTCCAATAAGGAATATGTAATCATTCAAGCACTACTTAGTCTATTCGGTAAAGTGGACTTACAGACTCCAAAGGATGTGCAGATTATTAAAGAATTACATAAAATGCTTAAGGAGATTGAAGAATGAAACTAACCAGTAATCAAAAACAACTCAGCGTGTCAGTTCCAATGCTCATATTCTCTTTTATGGGGTTGTACTTGAGTTACCCAGCAATTTCACTGTCTTTAGTGCTATGGTTCCCGTTTATTGCTGGGATGGGATGGACTTCTGCAATTCTTGTTATTCTTTTTAGTCAGTCAAAATTTGCAAAATGGCTTTTAAGGGATGACAAATGAACATCCAACAAATTGACTACATCAAAGCCCTCAACACAAAATATCCATCAGGAACGCTTCAATACATTCTCCTGCAAAACAATTTGCAATCAGCAACATTTGAGGGTACATTGAAGTGGCTGCTTGAAAGGTATGTTGAGCATGTTGAGGAATACAAGGCTGAGAATGCTAGGATGGCTTTAGCATTGAAGAAGAACAACTTATACACATCAGAGAATGTTTTAGGAGAGTAACAGTGACAGATTTTAATGAGCTTGTAGGGATTACAGTGAATAGCCTGATTATCAACGATGATAAGACATGTCTAGTGTTTCGAAGTAATGAGAATGTATTGTATTTCTATGAATCAGAGTTTGTAGAGATTCGTGGTGTAGATATGTTTGATGATAAATATGGGAACATTAATGGGTATGAGATTATTGGTACAGAATCTTTTGGTGATCATTACTTGATTAACTTTAGGGAAGATTATTCATTGTCTGTCAAGAGTGGGACAGAGATTAAATGTGCAGGTGTGATCAATGAGAATGTGTTGAAAGATGCACATAAGTTTAGTCAATTGGTTGAGGATTTTTAAACATGAGTCACATACTTCGTAATTCATTGTATGCGTTATATCGTAACGATCATGACATTCTGAATATGCTAGAGCAGCTGGATTTTAGCGAGCTTACTAGAAAATTTGATGACGAGCTGTACAGCCGTATGCCTAAAGAGCAAGTTAAGCTTGCCCAAGCAATGTTGACATGCGACACTCTGCTCAAATATGATCTTGCTGTAGCAGAAAGTGCAGCAGCCTGTACACAAAAGATTGCTGAAATGATGAGTGTTCTTATTCTACCAACTACAGGGAAATCTAACTAATGGAATACCATACAGAACTAGATTTTAATTGCAGCATACCAATGCCTAAAGTGAAACCCACAAAAGATCCTTGTATTGAGGAGAATGCTATTAAGGAGATTATGAGCTTAGCCCTATTTGGCGCTGCACAAAAGAATATTGAAGAGGGTAAACCAATATTTGACTCTGTGGAAAAAGTTGTTCAACTATTTAAAGATGCTGGCCTTATCAAATAACTTGACACCAAGCCAACATAACGTATAATCAATTTTAAGGAGAATAAATATGACAGATAAAGTGGTTTATGAAGATGTATTGACAAGTTTGGGAGCTTTGCACACAGCTAGCAACAATCTTAATGATGCTGTAGCCTTGACTCCAAACGGAATTGAAATGGATAGTGAGCTGGATGGTCTTGTTATCACTATGCAACAAATCTCTACATGGGCACAGAATAATATTAACCAAATCAATCAGGAGCAAGTTTTGAATGATTTTCTAGCCAGCCTTAAAACTTTGATGCTTGAATATTCTGCAAGTTTTGAGATTGGTAGTACTAGTGCAGGATATGGGGTTAGCTATGGGGAAGGTGAGGCTAGTGGGATTAGAGTGACGGTGGAAAAGGACGGCGTGGTGAGTAGTCGGGTGTTTGAAGGGAATAGTTTGACAAGTGATGATCTTTGATTAATTAAGTGAGGCAACAACATGGCAAAAAGGAATCAGGCACAAGTAGTTGAAAATCGTTGGGACAAGAAAGCTGAAGTTGGCCGTGTCCTTAAACCTAAGTTCCAAGATGAAAGCTATATTGCAACACCGGTTACTGCCAAGACAGAAGTACAGAAACAGTTCCTACAGGCACTGAAAGAGTATGACGTCATTGTATTCTCAGCGCCAGCTGGCGTAGGTAAAAGCTACCTTGCAATGAGTGAAGTGTCTGATTGGCTTAAGAAAGGAATCTATGATAAGATTACTCTCTCACGTGCAGTGATTCCAATGGGTCGTAGTCTGGGCATGCTTCCTAACAACCTGCAACAAAAGTTTGAACCTTTTCTGATGCCATTGCTGGAAGTGTTGTGGAAGCGGTATGGTAAGAGCTACTACGAAAACTGTCTTGCTCTCGGTACAATTGAGTTGCTTGCACCCGAGTACGCACGCGGTCGGTCTATCTCAGATATTTGCGTGATAGATGAGGTGCAATGTATGGCGCCCGATGAGCTTTATACAATGCTTACTCGAATGGAACAAGGTGCTAAACTGATTCTCATCGGAGATGGTACTGGTCACCAAACGGATATCAAAGGTGTAAATGGTATTGAGTGGTTGACTAAGTTTGTAGAAAACAATGTATCACTTCAGAAACACATTAAAGTAATCACAGCAACTAGCGAAGATATTGTTCGTGGCGGTTTGTGTAAAGCAATGGTGCAGGCTAAAGAGAAGGAGAGTAAATAATGAAGCACGAAGAACTAATGATTATGCCCCAAAAGAGTCGTATCACTCAAAGCTCTCAAGTTGCAAACACCTATGTGATTAAAGTGTGGGAAGATATTGGTGACCCAAATGAATGGACTGAAGAACTGGATATCATTAATGGTGCCTCTGAAATTGATACCGTAGTATTAGATATTTGCTCAGGCGGGGGCGTAATGGATACTGCAATGCTTTTTAATCGAGCGTTGCGAAGCTGTCAAGCACATACTGTAGCTATCATTGGACCAACAGCAGCCTCAGCAGCCTCCGTATTTGCTCTTTCTTGTAAAGAGTTTATTTTGGATGAAACCTCTAGTCTAATGATCCATACAAGTTCTTATGGAATTGTTGCTAAGGACACAGACATCTTTGAACATGCCAACTTCTCACGTCGTCAATTGAAGACATTGTACGAGAGTGTGTATAGTGGATTTTTGAGCGAAAATGAGCTTTCTGATGTAATTAAGGGGACACCGTTCTACTTTGATGCTAACGATCTTGAAGTACGTTTGGATAGTTTGGAGGAATACCGTAAAAATCTTCCATGTCCTTGTGGCGATCCGCTGTGTGGACAATCTCCAGAAGAAGGTGAGGAATTTGATCTTGAAGCCCTGATCGACGATAAAGTTGCCGAAGCTATCAAAGCCTACGACAAAAGTAAGTTGCAAAAGGAAGCTAAAGCTCGTAAACTAGCCGAGAAGAAAGTAAAGCCAGTTGTTGTGTTTGAAGAACCTGTAAAAGAATAATCTTATTAGCACAAGGATGTGCTCGCTTTAAAGGGGAGAGATTTATGAGTAAAGAAAAAGAGATTGAAGCAGTGACTATCTCCTATGAGGATTTTATTGCTTATGACCACCTACCAATTGGGAATTATTATTTCAAGAATGCAATGGGTGAAATAATTTATTTGAAAACAAGTTCTGCACAATTAGCTCAAGAATGGATCGACAACTATTCAGGAGTGAAAGGGAAGTACAAAGCGATTCCATCCAAGACTTTTAAGGGGAAGAGTCGTAGGGAAGATGGGGGTTACTCGGCTTCGGGTAGTAACACACGGCGGGGATTCGCGCCACAACTTAAGAAAACAAACTAGGAGAGAAGAATGAATGTTTTAAGTCTATTTGATGGTATGTCCGTAGGTATGATTGCTTTACAAAAGGCTAATGTTAAGGTGACTAATTACTATGCATCTGAAATTGATAAACATGCAATCAAGGTAAGTCAATACAATTATCCAGGAATTGTCCGAATTGGTGATGTAACTAAAGTATCCTACAAGAGTGGGGTGTTGACTACAGAGATGGGAGAATTTAAAGTAGGAGTTATTGATCTTCTAATCGGAGGAAGCCCTTGTCAAGATTTCAGTACAGCCAAAGCTTTTGGTGAACACGGTACAACCCCGCAAGGATTGAATGGGTCTAAGAGTGGCTTGTTCTACCACTATTTGCGAATTAAAAAAGAAATTGAGGAATATAACCCAAAACTAAAGTTTTTACTTGAAAACGTTAAAATGAAAAAAGAGAGTAAGAAACAATTAGATGATTACCTCGGTGTTGAGGGTATTTATATTAACTCTGAGCTTGTAAGCTTTCAAAAACGTCCTCGTTACTATTGGTCAAACCTTTCTTTTGTGGCGCCAGAAAATCAATATGTGTCTTTTCAAGACTATAAAGAAATTGGTGACTTGGCTAAATACAAGTTGAACCCAACTCCATCTAGGATTCGTATGTGGGGAGATGGTAAAGGTACTAACGGTGTTCAATCTTGTGCTAACGTAACGTATGCAGATAAAGTGTATTGCCTAACAACAAAGCAAGATCGTTGCCCTAACAGTGGATTAGTTGAGTATGAAGACTTTTGCAGATACTTGACACAAAAAGAATTAGAACTCGCACAAACCGTTCCAATCGGTTACACTTCTTGTCTCAGTTATAATCAAGCATGTGCAGTACTTGGTAATGGTTGGACTGTAGATGTTATTACACACATTTTTAGTAGTTTAAACTAGGAGAAAATAATGCTACAATACGTATTCACAGATTACCTTGATCTTTCAGCTTCAGACCACTACGCTCTAGCTCAAATCCTTGACCAACACACTGAAACAAATGATTATGAAGAAGAAGAATATGACTACTTCTCACTCTCAACGGAGGCTTAAAATGAAATTTTGTAAGATGCTAATGAATCAAAAAGATATCCACAATGGTCATTTCCAAATGCAAGTGAATCGCATGTCTGTGAAGAAAGCTATTAAGCTCTGCAAGAAGCTTGAAGCATACACTAAAGACAAATACATGTTCTATGTACAAGTGTTCACCGACAATAGCTGGACAATCTATCAGGCCGGATACTTTCCAGATCGTCAAGGGAATCTGGCTGATCGGATGATTTTGAGTTCGGATAATCTCCAATGAAAAGTAAAGAGTACAAACTTTACGCCGATATGTGTTCTCGTGTAGCTGAATGCTCTGATGCTGAACGTAAGAAGGTGGGAAGTGTTCTAATTACACCAGATGATGTACTTCTGATCGGATTTAACGGAACCCCTAGCGGATTTGACAACAAGTGTGAAGATGAGCAAGGCCATACGCTCAGTCATGTTTTGCACTCAGAATCCAATGCGATTATGAAAGCTACACGAGCAGGGGTAAGCCTTAAAGGAAGTACATTATTTTGCTCACTGAGTCCTTGCCAACAATGTAGTAACCTTATTGTGCAAGCCGGTATCAAGAAGGTTGTTTACAAGGAAGAATATCGGGACACATCACCATTGATCTTTCTTATTAAAGCATCTGTGATAGTAGAAAAGTACAATCAATGATTCTGTTTACAAAGCCAGCATCTTAAGCCATAATTGGTCCTAGATAGCTGGCTATTTTTATATCTGAAACTAGGAGAAACACATGACACACTATAAAGCTGATAGTACAAACGATTTGGCAGATACATTTGCAATCCAATTGAAATCTCTTTGGTCTTTTGCAAACTATCTTGGCTACGAGTTTACATCTCTTGGGATAGACGGAGCGAAACCAAATTCTTTCTTCTATTCTGGATACAAGAAGGATGTTCCGTTTAAGTCTTGCGAAGTGATTAATTTTATGACAATGGTCAAGCTGCATAATACTTCTTGGGTACACAGCTCCCGCTACGCGGGACATCTATTTCCATACCCTGGAGGCGTACACACAGCTACAACGGGACAACCTTTGCGACTAGACTCAAATTCTCCATTTCATGTGGATGCTTATACGCTTAATAAAGCTCAAGCGGCAAAGATCGTCACTCAAGTGTATCTAAACGGTGGTAAAGGCGGTGTGAGTTGCTATCGTGATCTAGTGAAATTTGTAGATCCTGTGTATGAACAGCTTTTCTTGAGTCCAATAATTGAGCAAACAAAAGAGAGTCAAGACTACGTTGCAAAACATATCTCAAATCTTTATGAGGAGTAATAAAATGTTTAAATGGCTTAAAGATTGGTGGCAAGAGTGCGAACAACACAATACAGACCTACATTTTAAGTGTGATGTACCAATGCCTGAAGTGAAGCCTTGTAAGGGGAGTAATATATCAGAGCCTGTCCATGCAATGCTGAAAGCTTGGAAAGATAACCCAAAACGGTTTAAATTGAGCTTGGATAAGAGCATTACCAGTTTGTGGAGCGATTCTATTAAATTTAAATACCACTCGTATTACAGCAATCCAGAAACAGAACTTACTATAACAGATAGGGAGGGTAAAGAAACTTTTCGCTTTACCTTGTCCCTAACTTCTGGATCGTGTGCAGATGGATACAAGCTTGGATATTATAAATTTATAAGTTTTGCAAACCATCGGATTTATCCGGTACTAGGCTCTAGTGTCATATCTAAACCTGCGTGGATGACAGACGACGAAATGGACTACATCATCAAAACTGTAACACCTTACTATCTGAAACGTGTGAATCGTTACCGGGATATCATAGAATCTCGTATGGACCGCTCACGTAAGGCTAGTGAATTGAAATCAGAAATTACCAAACAGAAAGAACGCCAACGTTTGTGTGAGATTTACAAATGACAGACATTACCAACACAGAAGAGTTTGAACAAATCCCAGAAGAGCTTATCGACCGAATTCAAGCAATTCGGGACAAGGCCACTGAGAACATTCACAAGGAAGCAGAGCAAAATGCGATAGACGGTGATTATATTCCTGTGAATCAGAGACAAAGGATCTTTACAAGTCTTCAAGACATGCTATCCTATATTCAAGTGTTTAAGATTGAGAGTGCAAGTTTTCAATCAGGATATCAAAGGATGGAAGATGGTAGTACAGGCAGTAAGAAGATTTATCAAATTACACATCATTGTGTTAATGATTGAGGAGAAGAGAAATGAAAGATTTGAATGTACCAGAACGATACACGTGTGAAGATGCTACAGAACAGGATAAAAATATTTATACATATTACAAAGAGGTACTTGCTAAACTGTCCGAGGATGTCGATCCTTGTGTAATTGACATGTATGGTAATATTATCTGGAAAGGCAAGAAGGGAGATGTGTTCGATATTAGTACACTCTCTAAGAGGGTTAAATAATGGACGCACAGTCGCAACTTAAAGCTCTACAACAAATCCTAGACACTTTGCACATCGCATCGTCCAGGCAAACAGACGAATCGTTCCGTAAAGATGGTAATAAACACTTCACAACAGCTATTCAGAACACAAAGAAGCTTATGAAAGAACTAGAATTGGAACAAACATTCAATCTGAATCTAGAAGCCAAAGATTTTAGTGATCTTTATGGACATAGTTTGGGTTTGAGTAATATTTAATAGGAGATACTATCATGGCTAAAGAAAAGATTTTACCAATGCTTAATTCCGAGCGTAAAGAGCTTCTTGATAAAATCCAAAAACTCAAACAAGAGAAAGATGCGCTGTATGCAGCCACTCTTAGACGTGTGAATGGGATCGTGGTGACTGCACCATATCTGTCAACAGAGGCTAAGACAATGTTGTTGGAATCTATTTGGAGTGAAAAAGTATGAGCGGCTATTTCGTAGGACTAATTGTCTGGTGGAGTCTTGTCATTATCTGCCTAACGTATATCTACTTTGAAGGAGAAGAATAGTATGTTTATATTCACGTATTTATCTATTGCTGTGTTAGTGATGTATGTAACGGCTGTTGGTTGTTATGTATGCAAGAAGAAATTCAACTTAATCACTAATGCTATTGCAGCTATCCTCTGGCCCTTGGCCATTCCTATCACTATCTATGAAGTGCTGCACGAAACAAAGGATTATCCACTGTGAAAATAATCAAAACAAGAATTGATGGACTAAAACGTATATATTATCTGCAAGAGAATGGACAAAAGCTCAATGATATCCGCTTTATCCAATATGCAGATGATACAGGGATTTACACAGTGAACAAAAAGGATGGGGATTATTTCACATTCCTCCCTCCCAATAATTCTTACATGAGCTTGGCTAAGATTATTGAAAAAGGATACGTTGTTCTGCTGATAGACTAACAATAATGTAATATCACCCTAGACTTGTGTCTAGAAGGCTACAACACATGAAAATCTTAATGAAAACGTCTATTTTGATGCTGATTTTAACCCAAGGATGTGGTGTAACGAATGTAAAGCAGCCAACGTATTTATCTTCTAAACAAGAGGCTTGGAAGAGTGAAATCCTTGGGAAATGTGTAGACAAGGCTCATGAATTGACGTATCTTGTATGGCAAGACAATAAATTTCTAGATGTTGAGCAACTGACTTATATAGAAAAGCGTTTTCAAGATAAATGTGTTGTACAAAATAATTTGGCTATTTGATCAGGAGAATGATGATGACTACAGAAGAACTTAAAAAGAAGAAAGCACAAAGCCTTAAAGCTCTAGAAAAGTATGAAAAACTTAAACAAGAGGTTAAGGATAACTGTCACCATCCAGAGGAGGAGACTATCTCAAGAGAAAGGTACTGGGAAGGAAGTTATAATGACAGGGCACACACTGTTTATTGGAATGAATGTATGATTTGTGGTGTTCGTTCTGAAGAAACTGTTAAACAACACTCTTGGTATGGTTGAGGGGTATTTATGACTACTATATTTCTGCTCTACGAACACTTCACTGGAACAATCAGTGGTCGAGATTCCACTTTGCTGGATATCTACACAGACTTCAAGAAAGCTGAAGATGCTCGTGTTGGATTGGAGTGTTACAAAGAACACGCATGGCTGTCGTACGAGGTAGTAGAATGGACGCTCAAGGATTAATCAGACAACTGTGTATTGATAATAATATCTCAGACACACAAGACGATATAAGTCGTATGGCTGTAAGGATTACACAAATGTGTGGAGAGTCCATCGAATATGGTACACTAGATTCTGTACAAAGATGTCTTGTAAATCTTGTTAGAAATAAAGTGATATCCATATCTGAAGCCATGCAATTACACGGAAAATATTTAGAGGAGAGAAGAAATGAATCTGGTGAAAGAACGACTATCATGGCACAAAGAGTTTGAGTGGGGTGGAACTCCTTGGTGGCCTATGTATGAAGAATACATAGAAAATCGTATGTCAGAGATGTGGCGTTCTTCTAGACCATCGGAAAGGTTCTTTGAATATGTCTATTGGTTGGAGGGGAAGGTAAATGATCAACAAAGAATTAGCTGAAAAACAACAACTAACACCAGATACAATCACAGCAATTGAAGTGTTGCACACACAACTTAAAGCTTTCCTTGCACGTCCTACGATGTATGTTGAAGAAAAAGATGCTGCAAGAATTGTTGAAGGAATGGAGTACACACTTCAATTCTTATGGGGTTTTCCACTTGATCGAAGTTTTCATAGGTATTACAATAAAGTTAAGGGGTGCCTGTGTAGGGCTGAGATGGATAACCTAGAGCTTTATGGTTCTGGTTATCGTGTGATTAATCCACAATGTCCATTTCATGGAGAACAGCATGACTAAAGTATACAACTACGACGAATACTTGTTAAAAGACTTCATCAAATTCTGCTCAGATAAACACAAAGCTTGTATTGTTGAGTTCCCTAATGAATTCACACAAGATCAATATATTAATTACAGGTTTGTGAACAATAGCCATCTCATTGAAGAGTTTTTGGCTTATCGGGAGGATGAGGAATGAGTGAATTAAAAAATGAGAATATTGGATTGATTATCGTAGCTTTGCTTGCTGTTATCATAGTAGGCGGAGTATTTATTGCAAAGACAATTATCAATAGACCAGATAATGACAAGAATATACAAGAAACCATAAAGTGTGAGAAGGCTGGTATGGTGGCAAGGCTTACACAAGGAGATTATATTGTTTGTACTCCTAAATCACAAAGACTGAGGTTTTTAGAATGAAACCACAAGTTCCAAAACCACCACCGATGAGAGCACTCAAGGGCTACGAGTGGGTTAATGAATGGGAACTTGTAGACTGGTATACAAATATGCAGATGCTTTATCCGCACCCGCAAAAGAAACTTAATTGGTTTGAGAAGTTGTTTAAGAAAGATTATCAAATTAAACTTGAACATAGTTTGACTAGGAATCGAATGATGTGTACGGAGTGGCCCAGATGAACAAAGACATACGTTACCTCCTACACGAGATGGTGAGCCATTTATATCTTGCACAATTAAAGCTCAATAAGCTTGAAGAGCTGGGATATAAACAACGTAATATGGACAGAGAGCTTGGGAATATTATTGATAGTGTTCTTGAGAGGATTGAGGTGATGGATAGTGGAGAAGTGGAATGACATACTACCAAGCTGTATACCAAACAGATTCACATGGATTCAACACCGTGTATTCTAAGAATATCTGGAAGACTGAGGAGGAAGCTTTGGAATACTTGGATGAGATGAATAAGCTTATGCCTGGGTATATTTATTCAAGTTGGGTGGAAAGCTTATTTGTGGATGATGGGGAGTAGTGTATGTACACAGCAGATGATGTAAAGATTTATATTAATGGACATGAATTTACATGGGCTGATGACGAACGTTTAAGCCTTGATAAACAAAAATCAATAACCCTAGACTGCTCAGAGGATTTCTGGGATACAGTATGGGGTGAAGATGTCACCAAAGAAAGAAAACGTTCTGAAAAACCTTGGTATAGAAAAGAGAGGTGGTGATGGGATATCAGAAATCAGGGTGGTTTGATGGGTTATTGTTTGCTGAATACCTGTCTGCTCAAGGTTGGACATTTGTATGTGTGAATGAATCAAAAGGATTAGCTGCTTGGAAGTGGGAGGATACAGATGGAATGCAGACAGTATTTGGAGAGGCTGAGTGGCTAGATGGGGTGAGGGATTACTATAAGAATATGAAGGAGATAATTTGACTTGAGCAAGAAAGAAATACCAGATTACACACAAGAACTACATGCACGGGTAGAAGCTAACGCTGATGCCCTTGTAGCTATTGGTGTTAAAGAATGGATGAGACAACGGAGGAAGAAAGCCAACATGACTGAACTAGAACAGAAAGAAGCTGTAAGAAAACTTGAGGAGAAACTAATAGATGACAAGGGGCCGTAAGCCTGTGGTGTTAGTGAACGACATCAAAGAAGAGTTCTGTGAACATTGGTATGGGAAGGATGAACCAGATACTTGGCCTGTGTGGATTGATGATATTGTGTCGGGTATTGCACGTCTAGATTGGTATGGGGATAAACCTAATCAAATACCACTGGCTACCACAAACATCATTAAATGCTTTATTTTCTTAGATGAAATATCCACTGATAATGTAATGAACCTTCTTGACCTTAAGAAGAGTCAAGCAAAGCTTTATGTGAAAGCCTGCACACTCTGCTATAGGTTCTTAAAGAGGTCATTGGAAGATATAGAAATTCTCAGAGTGAAATATCCTAGGCAAAGTATTGTAAGTGAACAACAGGGGATTGATCTCGGGTATGAATATCAGAATAGGGCATTGATTTAATTAAGCCGGTATAATATATAGAGGGAATTGTAAAGATGGAAGAAGAGTGGAAACAATTAGAAGGTTATTCATTATACTTGATTTCTAACACAGGTAAGATAAAAGAAGTAGCAACGGAAAGATTACTGCCTCAAACAGTCAATGGTGGGTTTTGGTGCAGTAATCTACATAGAGATGATGGTGTAAAGGAGCTTGCTAAAGTTCACAGACTTGTTGCCACATTGTTTGTACCGAACGAATTTAATGCTAATCGTGTGGGACACAAAGAAGATCGTCTAGACAACACGTATACCAACTTAGAGTGGAAACCTAAAAGAGTAAAGGAGGTAATAGAAAAAGAAATTAAAACCCTAACTCACTTGGGAAGAACTTACACTTATGCGGAATTCTGTGAGGCTGCTAAGTGTGAAATATCAACACTGCGGTCAAGATTAAATAGTGGTTGGACCGTGAGAGAATGTTTTATAGGTGTTAAAGATTTTAAAGGTCAAGGCTACCAAGATGAGTATTGCTGGTATCCAACCCGACAGGAATATGAAAGTGGACAAGTACAGAGAAGACTTGAACAGAAAGTGAAGGATAAACAAGAAAAGAATAAAAGGAATGCTTTAAAGAGAGCTGAAAGGAAAGCTAAGATACATCACGGGTTTGGTATATTTGTAAACTACCCTATCAAAGGAATTGAAGGACGTAGACCTTCTAGGGCGTACTATGTGTGGCAAGGGATTATTGCTCGATGTCACAATGTTGATCACGACAGCTATGAAAGATATGGTGGAAGAGGTTGTACTGTTAGTGAAAAATGGAAGCACTTTCAAGACTTTGTTATCTGGTATCAGGAACAGCAAAAGAGAGGTATGGGGAATGCTCATGTAAACTGGCATGTGGATAAAGACATTCTGGTAGATGGTAATCTAGAGTATGGACCTGACACCTGTTGCTTTGTTCCTGATGATGTTAATATTTTCTTTGCAAGTCTTAAAGAAACAGCTAGAGGATATACAGAGTACAAGGGTAAATGGACTTCTGGAGTTTCTATTCTAGGCTCTAAAAATCAACGATGCTTTGATACAGAAGATGAAGCTCGTAATTGGTATCTGAAAGGCAAGTCAATGGCAGCCCAACTTCTTCTTTGGAAATATGAAGGATTATTAGAGGATAGGGTTGTAAACAAACTTTCCCAAATATAGTAACCACCATTGCCCCTCAAATGAGGGGCTTTTCTTTGTCTGGAATATTGTAAGGTGTTATCCCAAATATACCACAATCCAGAGTTTTCTCATGGGTACTTAACGCTCTTAGGCCCGGCCACCTATATGTCAAGCATAATATTAAAATATCTCTCAATCAATTGGCATGGCTTATGCTATAGCAAGCTTTGTACCACACAGACTAACTCATCAGAATAAATAAACCACTTGACTAAACAACTGTTCGTTGATCTAACCCTGTAATTGTAACAGACCTACCGAGAATCTATATTATGTATAGTAGCAAAATGCAACTAGCTACTAAATGAGACCATATGTCAACCATAATACTTCACTGTGTATAACTAGCACATATTACTAGGATATGTCAAGGGATTGTGTATGTGGGGTGTGTAAAGTGGCTAGTAGATGATGGTTAGGATGTTGTCTCATATAGTGGGATGGGGAGAAGTGAGAGCGGGACACTAACAAGCTTAACACACAAGGTTATCTTTATTCACTGGAAGGTAACTAAAACTACACTGATCAGTGTACATTAGAGATTACTACAGACTATGATAAACATAGCTTAGAGGATGTTTGTTAGTATCGTTGATAGTGATACTAGGAGAGAATTGTATTAATACTGCTGATAACATAAAGCCACTCAAATGAGTGGCTTAGATTTCCCTGCTAGGATTACTTTCTTTTATTATCTTCTTTACTCCGTTCTGACTAGGCTGTATGTCTCGTCTTGATGGTTCATTGTAAGGGTTTGGTTGACCTGTGTAAAGGGGTTTCTTACAGATTCTTACATTATTTTCAAATTCTTTTAACTATTTCTCTCAACCCAACACACAAATCAACATCAATACAATTGATAGCATTCCCAAGATCATTAATCCTATCGATACACAAGCTATGAATAAATCTTCTTTGTTGATGTTCATGTCTATTCCTCTTATAAGCTATTGACAGAAGAATTAATCTTCCCTAAAGAGAATGTAATGACAGACATAAAGCAATGAACAGATAGATAAGATAGTGAGCATAGTCTACTCCACAATACGAAACTGAATAGGGGAGTAGTAGTTATGATCCCCCAGCATGTACCATGGCTTGACAAGAAAGCAAGGTTCTACATAGCGAAGATAGCCTAGAGAGAAATCCACCACTTCCACGATTAGATTGTTATGTTTTCTCATGTTCATGATGTTTATCCTTTGTTGTGTATTTGGTTTCTATGTGTTCAAGTATAGAGAATTGAACAACGATGTCAACATTTGTTTTCGTAGAAAACTGAAAAGAATTGAATTATTTCTCGGTATATTCTAACCCAAAATCTTCCAGTAAGCTTATAACTTGTGAATGCTGTTCCTCTGTATCCGGAACGAAAGTAAATGGCTCGCTGCTGTGGTATGTCCAATGACAATCTGTATCCTCACTTATCATACATACCACACATGCTGCCCCTTCTCTTTCCACTTGTACAGATCTACGATAATCTTTTTCATCTTTACTCCTCAAACACAATAGGCGAATAAGGGGCATAGTCTCCCATCATAACAAACACTCTATAATGCTCTACATACCTTGTAGATACTGCTAAGACTACAGGAGACACAGAGCCGTCAATGTTCTTTATTGTTGTGTGGATGAAGGTTTTCATTTGATTAATATTCCACAGCATTGCGGATAACATCTACTTCAAGATAGGCACCATGTTTTACACTGATACGACCAATGACAGCATCCATTTTAGCCAATTTGAGCTTCAACATAGTGTTCATTGCTTTGGTGGCTTCTTCCTTAGTAAAACCTTTCTCCATGATAATTTCAATGAAGGCATTTTCTGCATTAACGATACGTTGGGCTGTGTGCAAGTTGCCGATCATGTCCGTCTTCCTCTGGTTGTTTGCTTTCTATGAGTAATTCTATTCTCCCCACAATCCCCTGTCAAGCCTTTTACGCCAGCTTTTGATAGATTGTTTGAGGGGACACATGACACAAAAAGAAAGGAGACACTAATGAAAGCTGTCTCCTTGAGAATTCTTGTTTATTACATTCCAACCATTGCCAAACGAATGTTGGTTTTCGTGTACTTCACACCATCTGGAGTTTCTTCTCCTTGCAAATCCCACATCATACGTTCTGCTGCAAGTTCCTTTGTATCAGTTGCTTGGATGCAGTCTTGAGCCAAACGATACAAACCCTCGTCGTTGTTGATCCACAGGCTCACGTTCCAAGCGTTGTAGCTCTTGTGACCGTTGTAGGATTTAGTAGTCATGGCTTTAATCTCTTCTAGTTTGTGGGTTGCTTTTGCTTCCCTCTTGAAACCAATTATGGACCTATCCCACAAGGCTGTCAACAAAAGATTTAAAGAATTTCAATTGAATAAATTTATTGATTTTCAGTCGTTGATAGAGATCTCCCAATTCATTAGTGATTCATAGGCTCTTGGGTCAATTGAATCTTTATAGATATTGGCAGCCTCTTTAATCACACGCTCTTTGTTGACTTTATAGAATTGAAATGCTTCCGCAAACTGTACAGCGTGTATTCCCTGCAACCAGTACGATTAAAATGTACACGGGCAGATACAACAATCCCGTAAGAAACACAAGTACAAGATTAAACAAATGACCAATCCCGCTCAATCCTGTACGGATACCAATACGATTAGCTTTGCAGTGTTTGCAGTTTACCATGCAGTTGCTCATGATTTAATCTCCATAGTCCGCAACACACTGCATATAATCTTCATACTGACAACTATCACAAGCTGTACCTTGACCCCGATTGGGCATCACCATTGCATGGCAGCAAGAACACACAGGGAAACTTTTACCGTTGTCATCAACTTGATAGGTTTGAGGGTGGTTATAGTCATTCACACTATCGTAAAAGTAATCCTCAAAGACTTCTGCAATAGCCCGTTCCATCTCTTTGTGGTAGCGATCTTCTAGCTGTTGTTCTTCCAACAATGATGCAGAAAGAGCATCAAGTAGTTCTTGTTCTTCCGAGTACTTCAATTCTTCATTAGTCATTTCTATATCCTCAATTAACAAGCCATTTAATTAAACACATCCCAAGCATACTCAACCCTACATACACAGTCAAGCTATTTCCCATCAATTTCTTAACATTTGATGCAGAAAACCAAGGTAGTGCGGGCGATAAGGGATATTGTCGTTGTGGGACTCATCCTGCCGGATGTTGACAGACTCTTGATAGGATTCTTCCATGTCTTCATAGTCGTCTTCGTAATCATCCATCACTTAACCCTCTTAGCAATCTTCCCACATGAGACACAGCGGGTTGTCTTACTTGTAGCTGCAATCAGAAAGTAGACAATTATCCATGCAAAACCTGTAAGAAACACCATCACTATGTTAGCCAAGTGACCGATTCCAGACAAGCCTTGTGTAATTCCTAAACCAATGCCACACTTTGAGCATTTACAGATTGTTTGGTTGCTCATGACTCACCATCCTTAAACTTAGCAGACAACCGCTCGAATTCTTTCTTGTCACGTTCTTCTTGCCACACTTTCATCTTAGCTTCATGGTCCACACGGATTTGATACTCTTTGTCTGTTTCTTCTTCCAATACCTTGACAAACAAGTAAGTGGTATCTTCGTAAGGATAGGAATCGTTCTCAAGCTTAGCATCTGGTCCGTAGGTGTCTTGCAGACTCTTGAGGTACTCGATAGCTTCGCCAATTGTCTTGTAATCAAGATCTACAGTTTCTTTCTGGTGCATCACTAGCTTTTTCATCTCAGTATCCTCAATTAACCAACCATGTAAAGAATAATAGCACACTCACACTAGAACACAAGAAATAAATCAAGCCCTTAACATGAAGCGAGTCAGAGGTTAACTTCTTTTATAGATAAAATCTTGTAGCCACTGTACAATTTTTCTATCTTAGCTTTTAATCGCACATCACTAAAAGCTGTAATAATTGCGGTTGTAGTTTTGCAATCAACCCAAATTGTACGATTATCATAGATACACCAATCTTGTATCTTACTTGGTTTGTCAATAATAACTTCAAAGGTTTTCATATTTCATTTCTCCAGTTAAACCAATATTTTCAACAATACTAACACAACCACAGAGCTAGTCAAGAAATAAATCAAATCCCTAGGCACTTTTATGGCCACAATCCCCTTATTTGATGCAGAAAACTGAGGTGAATTCCTACGTTCTGTGTCTACCTCTTTGTCTGACACAGATGGAGAGTTGTCGTAAGAATTTGTGTAATATTCTTCCTCATCTTTGTCTGTAGCTCGCTGTGTGTTGATAGCCTTTTTGTATAACACTTCAGCACGTTCTTTACGAGCAAAGGCTACATTTCTTAAGATTGTGTATTCTTCAGGGCTGTATTCACCAGAACGATAGGCTTTCTCAAGCTCTAGGATTTCTGCGTTGAGTTTATCAAGTCTTGAAAGTTGTGGTATAATCCTTTGTTTTAATGGAATTTTTGTTGACTTCTTGGTTCGTACAACAGGATCGGCATAAGCAAGTAAGTTTGCCTTTCCGTTTGGTAATGTGTGGGACAAGTTCACAGTGTCATTCTCAGCATATATCTCTAATGGAACATCGTAACTATCTGTTATTTGTTTGCGGACATGCCAGTAATCCGCCCCAGAAAGGTCACGAGTAAGCATTGTAGACGGATTTTTCCACTGTCTACCATTACGGGATAGACAAGACCAGTCATCATAATCACCGACTGTAGCTGAATCACCGTAACCTGACCGACCTTGACCTTTCCACATGTCACACCTCTAAAGCTTTTCTGTTTCTGATCTGGTGATCTTAACCTAGTGAGAGCAGGCCGTCAAGCGTCCTTTGGAAGATTCCCATAATTTTCATACCTATCAATCAGAGCCTTTGCAACCCTTTCATCGGTCTGTTCTTTGGCAAGTATACGAGCCTGCTCTAATTTAAACTTTAACCAAGCTTTGTGTCCCTCTTTTGGGTCATTATATAATCCCAGATGTTTACTTTTATTCATAACGACATCCCTGCACTCAGCTTTATATTTACCCGAGTTACTATCAAAACTTACGCCAATAAGGGAACCATTTTCCTCCGAACCTCTTTTGTTACCAATGAATGTATTTATTCTAGCATCAATAAAAACACAAGTGTCCGGGCCGTATACCTTATTTCCTGGGACTAAAATGTCTTTATCTAACTCTTTACCCTCCCAAGGTTGTGAAACCATCCAAGCCTTGAAGTTACTGAATAAGAGCCATTCCTGTATAACTAAACAGCCAACGTAGGTAGGATAATCCAAAAGAAACTTGCTGCTATAGCAACGTCTGAGCATACCACACCACCGTTGGTAGAAGGGGCAGACCCTGAGTGTTGTTGTCTTATCACCTGGGATATCCCGTTTGTACACAGTATAGTCAGCATCGTTGATACCAATGCCGTAAATTAGTCCTCTATTTCTATTCATATATTCCTTCCTCAATAAAGAAACCCACAATTAAGTGGGCAAATTTTTCACGCTGTTAAATCAATCCCAATTGCCACGTTTCATACTACGTTCTTCACGCCGTGATTTATCACGATTCCGCTTCCCCTCTCGCCACTCATCCCGCCCCTTCCCACGTACATCTCTATATTCATCCATCGTACTATCTACGCTATATTCTTCAAACTCTTCAGCAATCATTGTCTCTTCTTCCCAGGCATTTAGGTAGTCAAAATCTTGTATTGTTGTCATTTAGTTTAAACTAACCTTGTCAGACCAGAAGTCAAAATCAGCCACAATAAACGGGGATAAGTCATCCTCGACAAACACACCATCGGGACCGTATGTCACACTATCAATTTCCAATCGGTTGCGCATATGATTAAAATTACCAGCCCAATATGTACCAAACTCTGTTGGTTTATTGTCGCCTTTCAAGGTGATAGCCTTCATTTCCCTTCTCCCACACCTTTAGTTTGTATCCCATGCCCATAAAAGGGAATCACATTGCTCATTTCTACACACCACTCTCCATCTGTGTTTCGTCCAAGCTTTGCGCTAAAGGGCTTACCCTTAGAACTTGCTTCAGAGATGCTTTGCTCATAGAGAGTGTGTAAATGTTGTGAAGCTTGATTGAGGTTCATTTATTATTCTCCTGTCCCAACTACACCACCACGACTTTCAATAACAGCCTCGATGACAGATACTGGTACATAGGCGTATACAGTATCTGTTGGGCATGATTCGTCTTCAACGTAAGGCATCAGTTCATCAATTTCTACCGAAGGAAACCCAATTTCAAACTCTTCATAGTTCCAGTAATGGGTATCGATTCGTGGTGAACAGTAGTGAAAGTTTGAGGCTTGAACAGACATCGTGGTGCCATCACCCAACACCAAGGTTTTAGTATTAGTCGAACGACCTTCACGACGGCCCTCTTCCATAATCATTGTAAAATGCTTTTTCATCTCAAATCTCCTGTTTCATATTAGGCTTTTGCCTTTGTCTAAGCTGAATTCTAGGCTGATTGGATAGGGGTGTCAAGCGTTACACGCTCGAATCAAGCGTATTTTCAATTATTTTAAGCAAAGATTTCTATTATCCCATCCAAAATGCTCAAGAAGAATGTCGCACATAATCTCCCAAGCTTTAGGACTTTTCTCAGCCATCCTAGCAAGCCCTGTACCAATCCCACCAGAGGGGAATACGATTGTGTGAGATTGAGCTAGAATATAAAGCTTTCGTAAATCAGCCTTGACAGCTTCAATCTCATCAGGTTTGTCTGAGAAATAAGCCCAATCATCACGGCTAGGGTAGCGCTTTGTAACCACACCAAAAGCATTAGGACAATCACGGATAATGGCTTGTCCACCTTTACCGTATCGCTTTAAGTTGTCACCATAGACGTAAATTGTCTCAGGAAATAACAGAGGCATATCATGAACATAATTTATTGCACAGACATTAATGTCCATCTTGCACCAGCAGTTCAGAAATTTTCTTCACCCTGTCCAAATACCCTTGTGTATTTTCATCCCACTTAAGGTCGTTCTCGTAAGAGAAAGTCCAATTGCTAAGATGTTCTTTGGCTGCTGTCTCAGAATCAAGCTCAAGGGCATACCCCAAATCGTACGACAAATCTGACCAACCTTGAAGGTATTCAGGTTCGTACAAGTCTCCAGTCATAGGACCAAAGTAGGCATCTGGCTGTGTTTGGGCAATAGCTTTTTGTAATGCTAGGAGGTAGGTCATTTCCAACCCTCAAAAATTGTTTCGTAAACTTCTTTACCATTCGGAGTGCTGACCTTAAGCTTCTCAGTAATCCAGTCTGTATTCTGATGGAATACTTGACCAGCACAGAAAATAGCTTGGGACAAATCAGTACCAACGACTTGATAGTTCTTTATGCGGGTTTCATCTTTGTCAATATGAATCTGTTCAACATACACATCATAGATTTTCATCTCACACCCCACCTAAGTTTTTAGCTACCGACTTGACAAGCTCGCCTCTGAAATGACTTGAGCCTACAAGGTTCTTGCCATCACAACATAGCCACATATTCTTCTCAGACACTTTATCATGTGTCTTGCTGAATGTGAAGCCAGCTTGAATTAGAGCTTGTTCTACTTGGGATGTGTTCATACCAACCTCACTACATAGCGAACAGCACCATAGGTCAAGTCTTTCTTGTTAGCAAAGTTACGTGCTGCTTGGCCTTTACCTTCACCATATTGCTTGATCACTGCTTTGGTTTGGATGTCTACCACTTCGTATGCGATTTTTATGGCTGTGATTCCTATATGTTGTTTGTATAGAGACAGAATAGCTAGAGTGGAAGGTTGTGTCAAGGATTATCTTCAGCTATACCCAACTTTCTCTTTAACACTCTCAAGCACTTCCAAAGCTTCAGCCTTAAGCCTACATTCTGTCAAGTAATTAATAATCCCCATCAGACCAAATGCATTGATCGTTCCCCAGCTATAACCGTAGAAATGATAAGCTTCTGTGTAGCTTTTAGAGGTTATCATCAAATGAAAAGATTCTCTACTCCATTTTATAGCTTCGTCAGTGGTCATATTTCATCTCATATCTGTTATTTGATGCAGAAAAAGAGGGGCATAAAGCCCCTCAATTGATCTACCATCAGTTGGCACGCGCAACTGTACGGAACGCTTCTTGAAGGCGTGGTTTATCCCTAACTTTTCCATCTTGACGATAGACACGATAGGTTCCATCGCTGAGCTTGCGAATCACTCCAAGCAGATTACCCGATGCATCATAGCAATGACGTACACCACTGCCAGCAACATCACTAAATTTCCCATAAACGACATTGGTCTTCATTTTGTATATCTCCATAGAATTAATAGTGCACCTGATCGATGCCATCTCTCTTTTCTGGAAAACTACATTTCGTTTCCATGGACAAATCTTAGGATAGCTTTTTAGGAAAAGCAATAGCCTTTTTGAATATTTTTCTATAAATTTCTCTGTTTTAAGCTATCTTCTTGATTTTACAGGGAAATTATTTCCAACTGAATCACCTCAGCCATAACGATAGGCTCGGCTACGACATCCTTCTTCTTAGCCTTTCTGTTCACAAGGATTGTTTTGCTTGAACGTGTCACCCCTAAAGCCTTAGCAATCTGAAGGATGCTGCTGTCCTTGACGGGGCGAATGTCGTAACAAGAGCTATCCACGGCATAAAACCCTAAGACAGCTCCAATGATAGGATTGCCTTCCCCGTCGAATGTGATGCGTACATTGTAAGAACGATTCTTAATTGAATTTGACATTTTTAGCGCTCCTGTTCTTTGTTTGTGCTTCTGTTTGTAATGATAGAGAGACAGGTGGCAAATAGCAATGACAATTTGAGAGAAGAAGTGTAAAGATTTTGTAAGGAGGGGAACTAAACTGGAAATGGAAAATACATTCTGGATGGAATATTTATTTTATGGGGAAGCCCTCGTGAGAGGGCTGGGGTTATTTCTCTACCTTTACAACGTCTTCAAATGCACGTTGACTGACAATTGTATCATTCCAACCATTTCGGTACTCTTCATGCTCAATTTTCACTGTCTTTTTGTTGATTTGTACGATAAAACCGGTGTGTAAAGCCATCTTCTGAGCTTTCCCGAACACAACCTTGTCTCCTACATTTAGCTCGTTTCCTAGGATGTCTTTTGTTGACATTAATAGTCCCCAATCAATACAAGTGGTTGCAAAATGTAAACTGATTGTTCATCAAATTTCTTCTTATGAAACTCATAATAACTACTTGATGGGTGGTAAGGTTGTTTAGCGAACGACCACCAACTAGCCTTAGCACCCTGTTCAGATTCATATAAACCACCAAAGCGACTACCGTCGCGGCTGTCAATGATTACCCAAGCTTCAATTCTATGTGTCATTCTTCATCTTCCTCTTTAGGTTATTGCCAATCTGGCGGGCGGGACAAATCCCAACCATTCTCACCTCAATATTGACACTGAGAGCATTCACAATGATTAGGCAGATTGCAAGAATCTTTCCCGAAGTTGATATAATCTGTCATTTATAAGTCCTCTTCATCCCACGATGTAATAGATATGACTCCCCTGTCTTCTCATCCAATCCCATAACAACTGTCACCAACCATCCAAGATCATCGATAGACTCTACAACAGAGATCTTTAGAGTGGTGGCGTGTAGATCAGGCCATTTGAATATACTTTTGTCTGTGAGTTCTTTGCTGAATACTGAAGTCATAATATCACCAATCAATATCAATGACATAATCACCAGCTTCAATCAAGCCCTTCTCATGCAAATCATTAGCAATCATCTGCACATCAGGATAGAAATTCCTTTCCCACCAAAGCTTAATGTAATGGCCACCGCCATCTGCAATTGGTTGTTTAGGGTCCCGCTCAAGCCAAGCTTTAAAGCTTACGCCCATATCCTCATGATTAACAATCTCTGGAACTGTATCATTCTCATAATCATAAGCTTCATCAGGAATTGTAATCTGCACACGTTGACGTTCTTTACAGCCATCTTGTTGCTGAAAGCTATAAGGTCGTCCGTATGTGTTGATTACAAGATTATCCCAATCACCTACATCAATAACTTGTTCTGTTCGTGTTGTAATGTTCATTTAATCTCTCCTAAAAATAAACTGTAGAAGGGTGGATATCAAACCCATCATAATAAGAATCAACAGAATGAATATATTCTCTCAACTCTTGTTCATTTTCTATTGGTGGACATGAGAAATTGGATTCGTAAGCACCATCTGTGTTGAACCTACTTTCTTTCCAGATATGCACTTCAGAGGATGAATCTGAACAGCATCCACACCCTTCTGCCCAACTGTAGTATTCGTATAGGATAATGTATTTCATTTCACTAGCACCTTCTGACTTACATTAGAAATTAAGTATCCACCGATAGACATGACAATCAATGTACTAAATGTTGATTGGTCAATCTTCGCATACCAAAGCAGAAGTGTAAACACAAGGCTAAAGAATACACTCACCCATAGTTTCCTACTTGTCCATTTGGAGGGTGTCGTTTCTGTTGAAACGTTTTCTGTTGTGTCGTTCATTCTATTCTCCATTATCTACAACAGTTATACCAGAACGCTCAAGAAGAATATTTCTAGTAATCTGCACTTCATTACGGTCTTCAACACCAAACCACTGATGAGAATTCCAAACACCAAACTTACGGATTGCGTTGTTCCACATGTCTTCTCCTGTACGTTCTTCGACAAGAGGAATTTCATTTGGTCCGAGATAGTCTTTCATTTCACAACCCTCAAGTCTTCAATTTTAGGGAATCTTTCGTATTTATTTTCAGGGTTAGGATTACACCAAACAGACCCTTTAATTCTGTAAGCGATAATCCTGTTATCCTCTACGACATACTCTGATTCGTAGAAATCAAAATCATCTGTGTAGTAGTGAGTGGCTTTCATTGCTGTTTCTCCTCAACAAATCGCAAATTTATATTCTTTACTTGACTTCATCACGTCATTTCACTTATCAACAGCTTCCGTCACGCTAGTGACCCCTCTCACAGACATCTTAACCCCATGAAATTTGCCAAATAATAGCTTTCTCTTTTGCTTCGATTACAGCTTGTTCAATAGATGTCCCGGCTAGGAATTCTACGTTGATGCAGATGTTTGAGTTCATTTCAAACCTCATTTAAACATTGATTAATAAGAGAATCCCTTGCTTTCTCCATACTACCACAAGAAAACCTACCTTCAAACCGTTCTTTCATTTTCTGCCCATGCTTATCAGACCAGCGATAATTTTCTTTCAAGAACATGACTCGACTAGCAATAGTTAGTTTGAAATCTCGGTGCAAGTGAATCTCACCAACTTGACTGTACCAAGCTTTGCAGATACTCACATCCATGTTATCAACCACTTTAAAACGGTGTTTAGGCTCATTCATCTGAATCAGTTGAACTTTCATACCGTCCACTTCAACATTCCAAATACGTTGCAACCCTTCCATACGTGCATAGAGCTCATTGGTTGCTGGACACTTGACAGGTGTTGCATCCAGTCCAACACGTTTAAGTTGTTTCTCTACTCGGTTAAACACAGAACCTGTAGAACAAAAATAGAAGTCAAGGTCATTACATTCCTGTCCAAGATACCAATCTCGTGGGGCACCGCCTGCAAGAACACAGGATGGATCGATAAGTGTTAGCATATCATACACTTTGTTTGCAACTTGTTTCTGATTTTCGATATTCATTTCAAATACTCCCATAAAAGATTTGGATTACGTTCTGTATAGAAATACTCCCAAAGCCCCGTTTCCTGCCAATGCCTCAGCGTAAGAAGGCTATCCAGCACTGTAGTCTTATACCTTGCACCAACATACCAATATTCAGGGAACAAAGCAAGATATTCTTCCTCTGTGTAGTAGGAGAGGAATACTTTGTCTTCTTCGTTGAGGCGCCTAGTTGAATCGTATTTCTCCCACCAGCATGGTGAGTACCATTCATATTTTGGTGGATTTGGGCCGAAGAATTCGGGAAACCATTTCCTGAACCATGAGTCACTTAGCATGATTAATACTCCAAATCTTCAAGGTTGAAATTGCTTTCAGGATAATAGTTAATGTCAGGCATATTGTCAAGGACATCTTCAGGAAAATCGTACTCAAATTCCAACATCTCAATGACTACAGCAGCCTTTTGGCTGCCTTTCTTCTTATCTTTATACCACAATTGTAGGTTTGGTACGTATGTATAGACGTTCTTAGGATATCCGTTGAACCTCTTTTTATATACAGTTGTCAAACCATCTTCAATGAATTTCCTAAGAATATTCCCTGTTGCCTTCAAGTCCATGTTGCACATATCAGCGATAGATTGCTGTGTGTCATAATACTCATTTCCAAGACTCTTGAAGAAGTCAAATCTATTTTTTAGATGTGCATAAATAACCTTATCACTAAGGTTCATCTTGACACATTCACCGTTGCTATTTACATACCCGCCAGCATTCAACAGCTTATAGGGCATCATCAGAAATTGGTTTTCGTTCCTTTGCTTTGACATACATTACCTTTGTTCTTAAAGTTCTTTTCATTTGGTTGTGATTCCTAAAGTTCTTAAATTTTATTAACTGTTCTTCATTTCAGACACCTCCATAATTTTAAACATACACTGCAAAATAAAGGATTGACGGGATTTACTCCCACGATTCTGGTCAATCCAAGTCAGCAAGTGTTTAGGGATAATAAGGCTCATTTGTAACTCTCCATAGGGATAATTTCGTATGGGGTAAAAATGCCCATACACATTCATATCTCTTTCACTTCGTTCTGGCACACAAACAATATTAAGAGCATACACCGATGTGATGCCGAATGCAAGACAAGGCATGCAGATATGCAATCAAAAGAAAAAGATCTTCGCTCTGCTCATGTCGTGCTCCGATCTTAAATTGTACGCTATCTATTTATCAATCTTGTTATTTCAATCTATTTTATTCAATATAATTATTGGTGTTAAAATACCCATAGGGTGTGTGGCGAAAGTACCTACAGGCTATGGGTATAAAATGACTATAGACCATCTTCCCACTCAATCACTATTTCACCAGTCTTATGGTCATGAAACTCTAAATATTTCAACCCATCTCTAGGCACCCAATCAGATTCAACAAAACTAAACTGAACAGGAAAACCCTTATCCTTCAAGATCCTCATGATATTTGTATCTCCTCCAGGAGAAGGAGGACACTTCATTATCTCATCCATCCCTATACGAATTTCTTTAATCATAACATGTGCTCCAAAGAATTGACAAACGAAAGATTCTCAAGCTCATTTGAATCAAAGTGAATTGTGTTCATCTTCCAAGGCTTACTAAAATACTGATCAATCTTCCCATTCAACTCAAGCCAAGTGTATTTCATCTCTGTCCAACTATCACACTGACCTTTAAACAAAATCTCTTGCCCAATATCTACGTCACCATCTGGACCATCATAACTGTAGTAACTGGTGTACGCTACAGAGATTTTGAAGACAACTTTCCACAAACCTTTGACTTCCTCGTAATCGACACCAAACGTATTCAGATAGAAATCCCATTTGATGTAATCCTTAATATCATCCTCTACTCTGTATAAATCTCCAGCACACAGAGGAATAATCTTTACAGAATAATCTTCTTGACGAAGAGGGCTACACCACACTTCTACGATTGCTTTAATCATCTTCCAAATCCCCACTGCCGTTTGATAACCAAGCCATTTCAGCGTTGTAAGTCCCAGTGTCCCAAAATTGTAGAAGAATCCCACAGTCTAGGCAATAAAGATTAAAAGCCATGACATACCCATCAAGACTGTCCATCACTTTCTTATGGAAAGTAGTGCAACCACACTCGTAACATTTCTTTGGTGTCAAATCTTCGTTGTAGTGCTCTGAATCAAATGTTGGTGTCATTCTGTTTCCTCCCACATTGTATATTCTGACACACTATCGCTACAGCACCCACAGCCAAGATCATATGTGTTGTAGTAGTATTGGATTAGGCTGGTCATTTATTCACCCCAATAGAAATCAAAAATTGTATTGAACGTTTCACGACCTTGGAAACTATGTTTACGCAAATTTTCCTTGGCAAATTCTGGTGTACGGTCCCACCAATTAAGAGCTTGCTTCATTGTCCGAGAGTCATCCCCCTGCGCCTCTTTATGCTGTTCAATTGTACTCAAAGAATGCATGAAAATGGCATGACTGTAGCTATATTCTTCTTTGTTCATCTCTATCTCCCAGCAGCCCAAATGCTGCTTTATCTGTGAATGTCCCTCATTATGGAGTGAGCCAAGGATGATGTCAAGGGATGGTGTGGAGATATTTTTCTGGAAATTTTGTGAAGGGAGGGGGTTGACGTAGGGAATGTGTGTGGTAAGGTGTGTCCAGAAAGCTTGGTTGGCAAGCCTAACAGGAGAATTGAGATGACTAGGTTATACACTGTTCACGACAATACAAAAGGGAACACAAAGATTTTTAATGAGACTGATCTGTTTGAATTTCTTATGCAGGTGTGCGTAAAATATGACTTTACGTCGTCTGACATGCTGTTCAAGGTCAACGAGTATGGACCTCAGATTGTAGGTAATCGTTATGTTGTTACAAAACAACTGGATTCAAGTATTTACGGTTGATCCTTGACAATGAACATTTATGTGTCCACCCTAACACAACAAATGGATGGTGTCAGCGATGACGCACAGTTGTGCGAGCATTTGAAAGATGCTAAATTATTGTTGCATAAAATTAAATTGGAAGGAGAGAAGAGATGAGTAAAGAAAAAGATTTGAAGCATATGCTACGGTTGATTACAAGCGTTTCTGAGGACTTGTTGGAACAGGTTATCAATGCTACTGAAGATTTTGATGATCCAATCAGCGAAGAAGAGATTGAAGAATATGAAGCATACTTCGCACAAGCTAAGGAGTTGTTGAAATGAGCAACGTAAATTGGGAAGTTGTGGCAAAAGAACAAATGAAGATTATTCAGGATAAAAACAAGCAGCTTGATGTGGCGATTAACGCCATGCAAAATGCTGTTGAAAAGCTAGATGAATATGACAAATCTGACATCTGCTGGAACGCTGTGTTAGATTATGTTCTCAACAAAGGCTACATGGAATCTCCAATGGAATTCCTACGTTGCTGGAATGAAGGTAACTTTGAAGCATTGCGTGAAGAATGGCCTGATGCACCAGAAGAGATTTATCTTGCAGATCCACTTTACAAAGGGGAGAAATGATGGGTATGCAAAGTTGGGCATTCAGTATGCTGGTTATGCATGACCTTTGTGTTGATTTTTATGCTCATATGATCACAGATACTGAAAATAATGAGTGGTATTGGCAGGGGTCGGATATTGAAAACTTCTACAGTTTGCTTGAAGAAGTGGTAGCAAGTCTACCTGAAGGAGAGAAGTGATGAGTACATTTGGTGATGGTACATTCAAGCAATATGTTTACGAAGAAATTAAGTATAAAATGGGTGATATGGATATGAAGCCATCAGAAGCTGTTCAGGAAGTTCTTGAGGTTTGTAGCTGGATTTTAGGCAGTGTTGACTATGATTCTGAAGCTTATCAACAGGGACTGCGAGACGCTAAGAGTAAATTCAAGAAAGAATTGGACCGATTGACTGATGATCAGTGAAATCCAAGTTGAACAGTATTGCTTTTATGTAGACTACTCTGTTGAGTCGGGCGACGATTATCACTGCCTCGATTGGATTGACTGGACCTGCATCGGCGGCCATGTCTGTAACGAATTTGACGAAATCGTTGACAGTAGCCCAGAATGGATGCAGAATGAGGCTGAGTTGTTTAGTGAGTGGATTGATAAATTGATTAGAGAGGAGTTATTGAAATGAGTAAGATTACATTGTTATACTTTAAACCAAGTGGTAAATGGGGATATGAAGGTCAACTTGACTTTTGTGACACGAACTCTATGTACCATCTAAATGAATTGGTACGAGAGTTGAAGTTTCTATGTCAGCTTCCGGGACTTGCATCTGGTAGTTGGGAGGGTCCTATTTATATTGACTCCTCAGAACATCCACTTGGATTTCCACAACTTATTATCTGAAGGTGAAGTAAATGAGCGAACTAACCTTTCTATTCCTTGGTATTTTCTTTGGAGTAATCTCTGCATTCTCTTATGTGACAGAGAATGAGTGGAATCAAGGGCAAGAGATGTGTAAACTAAATGGTGGAATGCAGAAATTTGTTGCTAAGCCATTTGAGAATCCTGAAGTGACGTGTGTAAATGGTGCGTATTTTACATTGAAGAGGGGAGAGTGATGAATCCAACTACAGCAACGCCAGTATTGAAAGTAATTTCTATTGATGATCTTGGTGTCAACATTGTAGAGCTTCCTCACGGAACTTTCCTTGTTGACGGTGAGGTTGTGAGCAACACAGGTTACAACTCTTACAACGCTAAACATCAGCTTGCAGTTAAAGATGTTGAGAATATTAAATCTATCAGCAAGACTAATATCCTTGTGGGCTATGTTCCAACAACTGAAGGTATTACAGACGATGTTCTGTCTGTTGAAGGCTACAATGATTTCCTTCAAGAGCTTAAGGTAAATTGCACTCAGGATGAAGATGGTGATATTGACTGGAGCGATCTAGACTCAGAGTTCACTTACCGTAAATTTATCTCTCAATGGAAAGCTAAGTACAAAGAAGAGATTACATACTCAGAGCCTCTGTTAGTGGATCGTAGTCACATCCGCCAAGACTCTGGCAATCCCTACATTGTTGCAGGCTTCTTGACTGGACGTTCTGATGTTCCTTTGTACAGCTACTCTCGCTCGAATGCTGTAGCATCTCTCTTGGCTAAGAAATTTGAAAGCCTCGGTATGGAATTTAAAGAAGGATTGAGCTATGGACAAACTGAGGGTAAGAAAGTTTGGAGTAATTCTAACCATTCTGGTCTTGAGTATGTGACAGCCTTCGGTAAATACATTATTGGTAAAAACATTGTAGCCAAAACACGAGGCGAGTTTAAAGGTTCATTTGAGCATCTTGAAAAGATTTACAAAGAAGATAAAGAGTGGATTGAGAATCTGATTCAGGTAGGATACAATCTGCACTTTCGTAATGAAGGAGCTTCCACGGTATTGCTCAGTGAAGTGTATAGTGGAATTAAAACTTGTATTAATTATGTGAATACCCTTGATGTCAAAGTGAAGTCTGAGACAAGTAAACGTTCAGCACTTGCACAATTGAATAAACTTCTTGAAAGTGTTAATCAGGAGATTTTGAAATGAACGATTCCCTATCAATCTACAAAGCTATTATTCAGTCATATTCCGATTTACCCCTTACATCCTTGTACATGCTACAAGAGCTATTGGCTGAGGAAGTGAAGCTACGTCATATGGGATTTGCTAATATTGATGAATTTGAAAAGCCTAAAGCTAAATTTACAGTGATTAAGGGGGATAAGGTGTGAAGATTAAAGAATATAGTTTTGATAACGGTAAATATAAAATTCGTGTGGCAGATGACGGCAGTATGATTAAGGCCTATAGATATGATGAATTTTGGCAAAATCTTATTGGCGATAATTTGACAGCATCTATGCTCAATAGGATTGATGAGCTTGAACAACAAGTTAGTAATACTGTATGGGAAGCATCTGCACGACATGCTCAAGCTACAGGGGGTTGGCAATGACTTTAATTGAATTGATCGAGAAACGTCGTATTGCTTTGATCCCTGAATGGGATGGTGGCTGGCATGCGGAAGTTTATGATGAAGAAGACACTATTCAATATTCGGGGTATGGGTGTGATATCAACGAAGCAATTCTAGACGCACTTGATTCAGAGGAAGACGAATAATGGAAGACTCCACATATCTTCTCATCAAAGACTTGGCTAAAACGTATGAAAAACTCCCTTCTTCTGCGCTTATTCTTATAGCTAAGCTCATTGAAGAGGAATTAGAAGCTCGCACTAAGGTGGTGGTGGGAGACGTTTTAAAGCCTATTAAAACGTGTGTGAAAGAGGTTGTTAAGGGTGGTGGAAACAATAAACCAAATTTGAGGATCGTGGAATGAATATAGAGAAAGTAGAAATGTTCAAAACATCTGACAACGCTCTCTTTGAAACTGAAGAGCAAGCCATTGCACATGAATCACAGAACGATTTGTGGAAAAAGGCAGTTGCAGATTATGGTCGATATGATGAAGTCACTTTCGCGTATAAAGATGATTTCTTTCAGTTCCTGAGTGATAATAAGACAGAAGTCCTTAGGTATATTGGAGTGTATGTGAAATGATGATTAACGTAGCTAAGAATATTCGGGCATATTCTGGTCAAGAGTTGAGAGAGTTAGCTTACAAAGGCGTACTTGAATGTAATGGATTTGACCTTACAGATTTCTGTGAGCGAATCTTTGAAGGATATGAACAGCAACTAGAAGAACGTCTTGAAGAATCTCGCGAAGAGTGGGAGAATGAACAAGATGATGCTGAGGAATTGCAAGAGCGGATTGATAAAGCTATTAGGGTTTTGGAAGGTGATTGAGGGATTTGGGGATGAGTAATCGAGAAGACGCATCTAAGGCTTACTATAAAGGGGGTTTGAAAAAACAAATGATTGAGAATAGTAGTATTAAAAAAGAAACAATTAAAGAGGTGCTAGGCTTTAAGTGCTTGGCAATTCCAGAACGTGGCCTTACTAAAGCTGATGCAGAATTCTATGAAATTCGTTCTGCTGTAAGTCAACAAGATGGTAAGACAATTGAGGCAACTTACTTCCCTTACTTCAGTAAGGCAGGCGAACTTACAGGTTTTAAGAAGCGTGACTGGACAGTTCCAAAAGACCATGACTTCCACTTTACAACTGTCGGCACAGTAAAGATTAATGCTCAGATGTTTGGTCAACCGCAAACACCAAAAGGTGGACGTAAACTGATCATCTGCGAAGGAGAGGAAGAGGTAGCAGCAACTCGCCGTGCTATTCTTGACAGCCTCAAAGGGACGAAGTACGAAGGCAAGATAGAACCTTGTGTTGTGTCCGTTTCTCTTGGTACGGCTAATGCTGCTGAAAGTGTTGCTCACAACTTGGAATATGTGCAAACATTTTCAGACTTGGTACTGGCATTTGACTCGGATGAAGCAACTGCTAAAGAGTTGAAGAAGGGTATTCGCAAGGGCAAAGAAGCAAAAGAAGAAGTTGCAGGCCTTTTGCTCACCGATAACATTTACACAATCACCCACCCACATGGGATGAAAGATGCCCGTGATTGCGTAGTAAACGGTTTTGGTGCGGAACTTGGTAAAATTCTTGCCTTCGGACTTGAGAAGTACAGTCCTGAAAAGATTATTGCCGGGGATGATGTAGACTTGGATAGTTTGCTTGAACCTTTGCGAGAAGGACATTATATCGAGCGATATCCAAAATTGATGGAAAAACTCCATGGTATCCGAACTGGCAATGAACTAATTACTTATACAGCTTTTAGCGGTGTCGGTAAGTCTACACTAAACCGTGAAATTGCTTGGGAACTTACAGCAGCAGGATATAAAGTTGGGTTCATTTTCTTGGAGGAACCAACTAAGAAGACACAACAGTCTCTGATTGCTTTGGAGATTGGTGTACGGCTACCAGACTTCCGACAAAACCCGTTGGCGGTAGCAACACGAGAAGTTATTGAAGCTGCAAAGAATAAAGTTATTTCTAATGGTAAAACATTCTTTCTTGACCACTTCGGTTCAATGAAAGTTGAAAAGCTAATGCAGCAGATTAAATATCTGCATTTTATTTGTGGCTGCGAACATATCTTTATTGACCACATTTCTATGCTTGTTGCTGGCATGGAAAGTAGTAATGAACGAAAAGATATTGATATGCTGTATGAAGAGCTTGCAGCGTTTATGACAAATAATCCTGTAACTATTCATGCTGTATGCCACTTGAAACGTGTTGAAGATACTAACGCCCCACGAACTAAAGAGGGAGAAGAACCTAAAGCATATTGGAGGACTGTACGGAAGGAAATGCTTCGTGGCAGCGCCGGGATCGAACAAATGAGTAGTTGTATTGTAGCTTTGGAGAACGAAGTTATGCCTACAGAAACCCGTGGACGTGTTCGTACTAAGATTTTGAAAGATCGTGAATGGGGTGTATTGGGGGTGTGTGACACAATGATGCAGTTGCAAGATGGGCGGTTGCATACTGTGCCGGATTATGATGGGTGGATCTATGATCCAGAGAATGAAAACATGAATGAAGCGGAGTCTTTTTAGAAAATGAGGATTACAAAGCATATAAAACTATACGTGGATGTAGAAATTGATGGTGAGTGGCAGAAAGTTATTCATAAAACAATTTCACCAAATAATTATGAGCGCTCTATTACGTTATCTGGTCAACGTTGGGAAAGTATAGAAAAGCGTTGTCAAGTGGGTGGAGATCAACAAACTAAATACCCCCGCTATGAAGGGACTACTAATCTTTTCCACAACTTCAATGAATTTGTAGACTGGAGCCGTGGAGAAGTGGGGTACGATTTGCGGGAAAATGTTGGGCAACAATCTTGGGCTTACTGCATAGAAAAGGATATCCTTGGAAATGGATCTAAGGTATACTCCCCTGAAACATGCCTGTTCGTACCTAACGCTGTAAATATTTTCTTGACAGCTCGTAATGCATCGCGAGGGGATTATCCAATAGGTGTTGCATGGAAAGAGAAAAATAAAAAGTTTCAAGCTCAAGTAAGGGATCGAAACACAAGCCGCTATCTTGGCCTCCACTCTGATCCAATGGAAGGCCACAGAGCTTGGCAGCTAGGAAAAATAGAAATTGGGCGTAATTTTGCCTTGGAATTTAAAGGTTGGCATGATAAGCTTTACAATGGAATGAATAATTGGCTTGATAAAATTCAAGACGATTATGATAATTATAGAGAAACTATTCTTTAGAGGTTAGTGTGATTATTACCTACGATATTGAGACAAATGGGCTGCTGAATTCGAACAGTATTGATTACTGTGCAAGCCCGTACAAATTGAAAGATAGCTTTAAAATGCACTGCATTGTTGTAGAGGAACACGAGACTGGTAAAATTCTTGCCTTTTATAACGGTGACAAATACATTTTTGATGGTCGTAAGTACGAAGAAACCGTAGGAAAATATACCTACACTCTTGAAAACTATACACCACAAGAATACGAACATAAGCAGCTTGAAGAGTTTGTCTCGTATATCAAGGATAATCCAGTTTCGAAAGTTGTCGGTGCAAACATAATTAACTTTGACTTACTAGCTTGTAAGCTGTACTTTGATATGGACTATGAAGTAGAGCCTGACACTTGGTGTGGCAAGACTATTGAGATATCCGATACGATGGTGACGTCAAAAGCTCTCAACCCTGACAGGGTTGGAGGGCACAGTTTGGATTCGCTCTCACAAAAGACTGGGATACAGAAGCGTGAGTTTCGAAAACACATGCACCCTGATATTCGCTTTGAAGATATGGCTGCGGACTTAATTTTTTACTGTATCTACGACGTTAAGGCGAACACCCAAGTTTACAAGATGTTGGAGATGGAGAAAGGTGATTGGAATTGGTCAGACGCAATCAGTCTTGAAAAATCCGTTGCAGAGGTAATTACACGTCAAGAGCATCGAGGTTTTAAGTTTAACACTGAGAGGGCAATTGAACTTGTAACTGATTTGGATATCAAACTTGAGGCTCTTAAGGCAGAAGTTGAACCTGTATTGCCGCCGAAACCGTTGGCAAAGACTCGTATGGATTTCTTCACACCCCCGGAAAAGCAATTTAAAAAATCAGGAGAACTAAACGAAAATATCAAGAAGTTTGTAGCAAAGCATGAGGGTACAATCAGTGAAGACAATGTAGCAACAATCTTTGGTAAAGAATATACTCTGCCAATGCCGTTTGAGCCATTGTTAACTGAAGTTCCTTCGACACTCAAAGATACAACTCACATCAAAGAGTGGCTTGTTTCCGAGTTTGATTGGGAGCCTTCAGCTTGGAAGGAACGTGATCTTACGTGCGATGCAAAGAAGAATCGACTTACGCAAGAGAAGTTTGAAGCTGCTGTAGATAGGTATGTTGATCAGACCTTAGCAAGCCCATTTTGCAAGTATCGTCTGGAACATTTGAATTGCACTAAAGGGAATTTGAAAACTAAACTTTTGGCGAAAGGTTGTGCAAAGAGTTTTAAAGTGCTGACTAACCCAACACTGACTGTGGGGCAGGAGAAAGAGATTTGTCCGGGGTTGATTGCAATTGAAACAAGATTCCCGTATGCTAGAAAGCTGGCTGACTTCTTGACTTACAGCCACCGTCGTAACAGCATTATTGGTGGTGGTTATGATCCAGAAGAAGAGGAAGAAGCAGAGAGTGGGTTTATTCCTAACGTAAGGAAAGATGGACGTATTCCAACCCCCGCAGACACTTGCGGGGCTGGGACCAGCAGATTCAAGCATCGTTTAGTGGCGAACATTCCTCGTAACACATCATTGTATGGTGAGGAAATGCGCAGCTTGTTTGGTGTTGATAGTGGATACGTTCAATTAGGCTACGATTTTGACTCTTTGGAGGCAAAAATTGAGTCTCATTACGTATACCGTTACAAGGGTGGGCCAGAGTATGGAATCAGTTTGACTGCTGAAAAGCCTAATGATTGCCACAGTGTTTTGGCACGGAGTATATCTGCCATTATTGGTAAGGAGTTTCCACGTAATAGTGCAAAGTCTGTGAAGTATGGTTGTAGTTACAATGCACAAGTTGCTCGGGTAGCTAAAATTGTTGGGTGTGATCTAGAAACAGCACAAATTATTTTTGATGAGTTTTGGACGCTTGCAAACCCACTCAAAGAATTGAAAGAGCGGATGCAAAAGTATTGGGAGACAACTGGACAGAAGAAGTTTCTGATTGGGATTGATGGGCGTAAGATTCCTATTCGTTCAAAAGGTAACGTTATCAATAGTGCATTCCAAAGTGCTGGTGTTATTTGTGCTAAACGTGCTATGGTTATCCATGATCGTAAGCTTAAGGCTGAAGGACTGACAGTGGATTTCTTTAAAGAAGACTGGATGACTAAGAAGTTCTGTCAACAAATGATTGCGTATCACGATGAGGCACAATTAGAGTTGACACGGGATCTAGTTAAGTTTAAGATGTTCGCCACAGAGAAAGAAGCTAAAGAGTTCTCTGAGGAAGGTAAGATTTGGAGCGATGTTGGGCACGCTAAAGATGGACGATTCTTTCGCTCATGGTGCCGTGCAGGAGAGTTGGCCGCAGAAGCTGTAAAAGAGGCTGGACAGTACTATAAATTGAACGTAGAATTGACGGCAGGTTATGTGATTGGAAATTCTTGGGCAAATTGTCACTAAATTAAAGCTTTACAATCACTAAGAAATCCCGCATAATCCTAAAGACGCTGTAGAAAATGTTGTTAAATTTAATAGGAGAGAAAAGATGAAGACCGTTGCAGTTCTATTGGAGTTTCAATCTAAACCGCATTTTGATTGGGCTTATGTAACAGAAAACTCAGAATTTGGTGAAGATCATCCTCATTATAAAACAGCGAATGAGTTTATTAATGTCGTAAAAGAGCTTCACAAGAAGCATAGTTACAAGTATCGTATCAACAATATCGTAATCGAATAAACTGGAGAGAAAGATGAAAATTGAAATTGTAAAACACAGCAATGACTACGGAGATATCACTTACCGAGCGTATACATTGATGCCTGATGGTAAACGAATCGGGACAGTGGGTATTGCAAGTACTCATGCTGCCGTTGTAGAACAAGCCCGTGTTTATAAGGCTAAGTCAACTAAAACTGAAGAAATCATTGAAGTAATTGATATTTAAAACTGGAGAAACAAAATGAGCAATAAAATCCGTTATGAATACCTTGTCACTGGTGTGGCTGAAGATGGCTATCCTGTAAGTGAAGTTGTAGATACACGCTCACAAGCACGTTTTGTGAAGAATGAATTCAAAGACTTCTATGGCTGCACACAAGCTAAGATTGTGCAGCGTAAGTTTTCTTTGCAAACTGAACAGGTGGTTCGTTAATATGAAAGCAACTTTATTTGCAGCAGTAGGCCTTATTGGTATGGCGATTAAGTAAATTTAAACTAGGAGAAACATATGCAACAGAAAACTAAGAAACGTCAGTCGTATAAAGCTAAAACTCTGGTACGTGCTGCATCAAGTTATGGTGGTATGCTAAAAGTGTTGCAATTGGTGGCACGAGCAGAGCCTAATGTTGATGGGGAATACAGCGTTAGTAGTGTAATTGCTAACGATGATGCATTGAAGATCATTGCAAGTAGTGGTAAGATTTAAAAGAATTCCTAGGAATAGGATGTTGTAAAGCCCGAAAGGGAATTTCCTGAAAAGGAAAATATCTCACAATAATGTGAACTGAAAAATATACACACCAAATAGAGAGAAATTAAATGACTACTTCTGTAATCCTGAAACAACTTCCTAAGTCTGGCACTCTGGAAACCTTTAACGTGTACATCTTGAATACCCCTGTGTTCTATGCATCGGTACACGATGTTCGTACTAAATACCAATCGACCGATAAGGAATTCAGCCTGCAATCTTTTGTGAGCGAAGAGACTAAGGACAAATTGATTGACGAAGTTATGGTTAACAAAACCTTTGCTGAAGTCGGTGTAACCAAGACCACTAAGGCGCCTCGACGAATCAAGTTCCCCTTGTCTTCGCAAGTTGAGGAAGGGAAAGTAAACTATGATGCGGTCAAAGGTATGCACGGTTTTACTGTAGCTAAACCTGAGTTCAGCAAGAAGGGAAATAAAATGACAGTGAATGTCATTGATAAAGATGGTAACGCCTTCACTGACAATATTGGTAATGGTTCGATTTGTACTTTGAAGCTCTTTGGTTACAAGAACGTCGAAGGTCAACTGACTGTTACATTGGACACTGTTCAAGTAGTTGAGCATGTTCCATATGAAGGCAAAGGTTCTTCTGATGAAGTAGTTGATGATGTTTTGGGTAGTTACAAAGTGAAGAAAGTTGAGGCTAAACCTACTGAGGAGGAAGCTCCAGCACCAAAAGCTAAAACTGATCCGCAACCAGCGCCAGACTTTGACAGCTTCGACTCAGATATTCCTTTCTAAATGAAAGAGTGCAAGAAATGTAAAACAATGAAGCTGGAAGAAGATTACTACAAATCTTCCAGCGGATTTGACAGCAGTTGTAAAGAGTGTCGTAAAGAACGTGTGAGAGCAAATCGCAGAGAAAAGCTTGAATACTATCAGGAGTACGATAGAAAACGTGCAAATAACCCTGATCGTGTGCAAGCCAGATTGGAGTATCTAGAGACTGAAGCTGGTAAAGAGTCTAAAAAGAAGACTATCCAGAAGTACCTTGAAAGTAATCCAAAGAAAAGGTCTGCACACATAGTTACAGGGAATGCAATTAGGGATGGAAAATTGATCAAGGGTTGTTGTGATGTATGTTTAACTGATAACAATATAGTTGCTCATCACAATGATTATGACGAACCTTTAGAAGTCACTTGGCTTTGTGCTCAACATCATACAGAGTGGCACGAGTTAAACGGAGAAGGTTTGAATGGTTAATATCCCATTTGCTCCAATTGGTCTGCAAGAAGGTCGTATGTTCCTTCATATGATCTAAACACTTAGGATTCAAAGCCAAGGATGGCAATTATTTTAGGAGAGATTTATGCAGCTTACCGAAACTGAATTGTTTGTTATTATGACTGAACGTTTTTACAACTTTCAAAACTCCCGTCAAGGTGAAGATAAAACAGCGCTTAGTGAAACATTGAAAGCATTTGTTGAGTTATTTACAGATGGTCAATATACAATTAAACCGAAACAAGATCCGCAGCCAGCAAACCCACATGCATTACTGCTGTTGAAACTTGCTGAAGCAACTAAAGCGGGTAATTTGGAAGAAGTAGCTGTATATTCCCAAGCACTTCAACGAATTTAATTAGGAGATTCACATGAAAGAGAAACAAGCACTGTTTGATCGCACCTACCAATTGGAACAAGAAATCCTCACTCTGCAAGAGGATTTGAAAGAACTCCGTGGTGAATACGTTTACGAAAAAGAATACAATACTGACGGTTTCCCAAAAGAAGATGTGCAGAAAATCATGAAAGCAGCTAAGGCAAAAGTTAAACAAGATGACTTGAAAGCCAAAGCTGAAGAACTGAATGAAATTCAACAGATTCAGGATTTGTATTCTAATTAATATTGAATGGGGCTTCACAGCCCCTTCTCTTTGGAGGGGAAATGACCAGACAATACACTGCTTATGTTGATATCGACACTCTCATCATTCACGCAGCTCTAGCCGGACAAGAATCATCTGTCCTAGTTACGCACAAAGAAACAGGTTGGACTAAGATGTTCAAGAATCAAACCTTATTCTTTGGGCACTTTAAAAAGAAAGAGGGTGGTTGGCTTGCCGAATTAAACTCAACAAGAGAAGTCAAAGTAAGTCCAGATTCTTTTGAAATCACACCAATCGTCACAAAGATTGCTGATCAATACACAGACCAAGGCGATGTAATCACTGCTGAAACTGTTGTCAAAGGTCGATTCAAGAATAAGATTGAAGCAATCACTAATCAACCTTGGTGCAAAGACTATAAGATTTGTTTTGGAACTGGCGTTAACTTTCGTTATGATATTGCCCAGACACAACCTTACAAGAATGAGCGTCCTGTAAAACCATTGCTATATGAAACTGTCCGTGATTATATGCTGTGGAAATACAAAGACAAGATGTTGATTGTTGATGGTGTGGAAACTGATGAAATCGTTACTCAAGAAGTTTGGAAAGGTTGGATCAAAGCTAAAAGAGATTTTGCTAAACTGGATGTTGTAGCTTGTTACATCGACAAGGACATCTCGCAATTCCCTTGTCTTTGGTATAACTTTGATAAACCGGAATTAGGATTGGTTGAGATTAGTCCTCTAGAGGCTGTAAAGAACTTAGCAGTACAGCACCTGAAGGGCGACACGATTGACTCTGTACCCGGACTTCCTAAGTTGCCAGATGAGATGTATGAGCAGTATTCTCTAAGGAAAACTAAGGGTATTGGAGACGCTACGGCTAAAGGGGTATTGGCATCAGCCAACTCTCCAAAAGAAGTTTTTGAGCGTGTAATTGCTGCATATAAAGGGCATTACGGAGAGGAAATGAAAGAGTTTGTAAGCTTTCGTGGAGAAGTGTCACAAAGGAATTGGCTGGACCATTTGAATGAGCAATTTAGACTACTGCGAATGCGTACAGATGTGACTAAAGATGTTGGACATGTAAGAGACTTTCTAAAAGCTATGGAGATTGAAGTATGAAAAAGATTACTGAAGAGCAACTGTGGGAATACGTATCCGAAGTTGGTGAATCCGAGAAAGAGTTTCGTAAATATTCTTCTTTCTACATCACCACCTCACACACTATCCGTCAACCAGATGTAGATGATCTTGCTGGTGAAGGTTTGGATGCAAGTGACTTCTTGAATGTACTAGTTAGTCGTAATGGAATGTGGGATGATTCTTGGGGTACAGAGTGGGATAGTAAACCTGAATACTACAAAGTTGAAGATTACGAAGAAGTAGTTCCAGAAGTTATTATTCCAGAGCACACTGTTACTAAACAACGATATGCAGCATTTAAGCCTGAGTTTGGTGATGAGTGATCCTTGGCAAATTCCAAATAGCCCATGGAAAGATGAGAAAGCTTATTTCAACTGGCTACGTAGTAGTATCAGGCGTATGTGGTCACGACATCCAGTTAAAGTGTTGTATAAACAATCTCGTCGTTACAAGGCTCCAATTGGCAAGGGAAACAAAGAAGTTTGGGTAAGTGACTGCGAAATGTGTGGTAAACAATGCAGAGATAATCAGGTTGATCATTTACAAGGAGGTTTTGGATTTAAAGATTGGGAATCTTTTTGTGAATGGTCTAAAATGATTTTATGGGTGACGTTCGATGATATCAGAGAGCTTTGTACTGATTGCCATGAAGCGGTTACGCTGAGTCAGAAACTCAAAATTGATTTACCAGAAAGCTTCATTGAAAAAGAAGTCATCAAAATCATGAAACTTAAAGCTGCTCAGATTGACCAATGGCTTAAAGATCATAATATTGTTACTGCCAAGAATCCACAAGCGCGTAGAAGTGCTATTAGAGAGGTGTTAAAGAATGGATTGGATTAGTGTTGAAGAGGATCTACCCAAGGAAACCCAAGCATATGGCTGCACTACGGATGATGTGTACGTAAAGAACGCTAATTCAGGTTTCGAGGATATTGGATTTCTTGCGAGAACAACAACGGGCTCAAGATGGTTTACAAAGTGTGGTAAATTTGAACTACACAACATTACGGATTGGAGATATATGAATGAAAACCTTTGAACAACAACATGAAACATTCTGGTCCAACCACTACGCAGCATCTCTTCTTGAAGCTGTGATGTTTGCACAACTTTGGGGAATGTCTCTTTGAGACAAAATTATTTGTGGGAGTTTTTGAGATGAATCTTGATGAGATGTACACGAATATTATGATTGAGTTTGAACGTCTTCATGCACGGTTGGATAAGATTGAGGTGAAGGTTGATAAACCTCTTCAAACTATCTGTATGAGTCCTGATGTAATGATAGGAGCAGAACTTCCTGCAATTAAATCTTTTAAAAGCATTCTCGGGGAGAATCGAGAACATGCTCGCAAGTTATTCGCAGATATTGTCCCTGCCGATGTCATGGGAATTGGTTCTACAGGAACGCCTCCCGGCGAAGACAAGCTTAATTAATTTATTAGAATATTTGGAGGAGAGAAACATTGACTAAGCACCTATTTATCCCCGATGTACAAGCAAAAGAAGGCGTTCCACTACAACATTTGGAGGCTCTGGGGAATTATATTGTAAAGAAGCAACCTGAAGTTATTGTAATGATTGGTGATTGGGCTGATATGCCAAGCCTAAGCTCTTACGATGTTGGTAAGAAATCCTTTGAAGGTCGTATGTACACCAAGGATATTGAATCTGCACGTAAAGCTATGGATGTATTACTTGCCCCACTTAAAGCTTTTAATATGCAACAATCTTTGAATCGTAAAAAGCAATATAAACCTCGGATGGTTATGTGCTACGGAAACCATGATCAGGGTCGCATTGACCGAGCAATTGAGAATGATCGTAAACTTGAAGGTTTGATTTCTGTAGATGATCTTGGTTTTAAAGAATCGGGTTGGGAATGCCACAATTTCTTGGATATTGTAACGATTGATGGGATTCGTTATTCTCACTACTTCGTGAATCCAAACAGCTTGCTGAAGAACTGCGTTGGTGGTAATGTTGACGCTAAGTTGAAGAACTTGGGCTGGAGCTTTAGTATGGGCCATCAGCAAACCCTTCAATATGGTATTCAGTATTTGCCCGATGGTATCTCTCGCCAAGGCTTGGTTGCTGGCTCGTTCTACATGCATAATGAAAGTTATATGGGTACGCAGGGAAATCTTAGTCATTGGCGTGGTGTTGTGATGAAGAATCAAGTGCAGGATGGTAAATATGACCCTTGTTTTATTTCGATTCCTTTTCTACTTGAGAAATACATTTGACACACCCCTAAAACCCTGTAAACTACACAAACGGAACACAGCACAATATGGATGTGCAAAAAGATGGGAGAGAATTATGCAATCAAAAAAGCAATCTTTGATTGAAACCTCCACTAATACAATGTTAGGATTAGTGGGGAGTTGGTTGATAACGTATTTGTGTTTACAATTCTTCACAACCGCTGTAGCTATTGCAACTAGTACAACTTTGCTCTGTACTGCATGGAGTTTGGTTCGCGGCTACAGTGTCAGAAGGTTCTATAATTCAAAAGTAGTAGGAGAGAAAGGATGAAAGTTAAACATAGTGTTAGTGGAACAATTTACACAGTTGTTCCAAGTAGTAATAAAGGTAAGTTTTACCTTGAGTGGAATGACGGTCAACAAAGCACAAGTGATAACTACACGAAGCATGAGGTTGATCAATATTTAAAAAATGGTACATGGATCTTGATGGAAGAAGAGATGAAGAAGAGCAAATTTCAAGAAGGCGACAAAGTTATTTCAGTTAAGGATACAAACGATGTACCAGAAGGATTTATTGGGTTCGTTGTAGAAACTGGTCAAGATGTGTTTGAGTATACAGTTGTAAGTAAAGAAGGGAAGTCAGAGTGTTTTCATGAGGATGAGTTGGAGTTGTTGAGCGTGGGAAATCAAAAAGAAACTAAACCAGATTTAATCCAATCTCCAAAACACTATTCAGTATTTGAGAAAGTTGAAGCTATCCAAGTTATTGCAAGCTCGATGACACAAGATCAATTCTACGGTTACTGCTTCGGCAATATTCTCAAGTATCGTCTCCGCGCTGGTGGTAAGGATGATGTGATGCAAGAGCTTGGTAAAGCTGATCGTTATCAAGGACTGTACAACGAGAATAAACATTTGTGTAAGGTTGGTTGATATGTTACATTGCACTGTAGAATCAAGCAGACCAAAAGCAAGATGGGAAGATTACATTAAAACCGAAGAAGATTATGATTTTATTATGTCTTCTGGAATGGCATATGTTTACTTCCCATCGATGCCTAATTGGGTTGAGTTTAAAGAATATTTGAATAATAAGGAGAAAGAAGTTGAGTAATCAAATATCTGCAAAAGTAATTGCGCACAGTAAAGCTAAGAATACAGGTAAGGAGATTATTACTTTTGAGCTTGAGTTTCCCCGTATTGTGCTTGCAGAATTTAATACACATAACGCACTCAGTAAAAATTCAAGCAGTAGTAGGGCTATTCCTGTACAGACAATGATCCAGCAAGTTCTAGATGAGCCAGCAATGCCAGTGCGGTTTGGTAAAAAGAATAAAGGTATGCAAGATAGTGGTGAGCATGATCAGGAGGTTGTTCATGTCTTGGTGAAAGAAAATGCTGAATGGGAGGGCGTACCTTACTGGGGGTATTCGCCAAAAGATGCTTGGAAGCTTGCAGCAAAAGAAGCATCAGATTGGGCAGAGGCTTTCGATAAAGCTGGATATGCAAAACAAATCTGTAATCGTCTGATTGAGCCATTCCAACGAATGAAAGTTGTAATGACTGCAACAGAGCTGGCCAACTTCTTTTGGTTGCGTGATCATCCAGCAGCAGACCCAACAATTGAAGCTTTGGCTAAAGAGATTAAACGAGTATTTAAAGAGTCCACTCCTATTGAACTTGATGTTGGTGATTGGCACGTTCCATATTTTGGCGGTGAAGGTGTTGGTTATTGGTTGAAAGGTTGTGGTATTTTACTACAAGATGCTCTTGATATTAGTGCAAGTTGCTGTGCTCAAGTCTCGTATCGCAAGCTTGATGACAGCGAAGAAAAAGCCAAATCTGTTGTTGAACGTTTGAATCTTGGTATTGATGTGAATGAGCCAATGCATGTATCTCCTTGCGAGCACCAAGCTACACCAATGATTTGGCCTTATGGTTATTTCTGGATGAATGCTATTAAAGAGTTTGGTGAGGGTGTACAATACCAAGAAGGAACTACGGCGCTAGATCAGCACGGCAACTTCTGGAGTGGTAACTTGATGGGCTGGACACAATATCGTCATTTGATTCCGGGTAATACTTATAAAGGGGCTTTCTGATGGCTTTTGAAAATAACAGTGATTATAGTGTAGAATATTGGATGGCTGAACTTTCCGAACTTATGGCAGTCAGAGAGGGATTGAAAAAGAGAGAATCGAACCTCCGTGTACTTGAGAATCTTAGTGAGTTTTTGGGTTATTATGAATTGGGTTTACCAGTAAAGAAAGCTTATTCGTTGTTTTGGAAGGAAGTGTAATATGAGTGATCACAGTCTGTCGTTCTTTGACCTAGAAAAACTAGATGGTTGGAAAGAAGCTTGGAAGGAACAAGATAAGAAGAAAGTAGAAAAATATTTGTTTGATAACGGAATGGATATTACACAGGAATACGATATTCGTGTTTGTATGCATCGAACATTGTGTAATAAAGTTGAGTACGGGCCTAGGTTTGAGGGACAAGAACGTAACTGCAAAGAATGGATTGCAACAGGAGCGGCTAGTCTTGAAGCGTTTATTAGTTCAAGCAATGATCCATTTTTAGTCGGGGAACTTTTGGGTAAATGTCGTTCAGGGCAATCGTTGATTGTTCTTGAAGAAGATGAGAATTATTAATTTTTAAATGTAATTAAGGAGTTTTAATGGACACTGTGGCTTTGCAACAAACATCCCAAGAGATTTGGGAAAAGAAATACCAACTAAAAGATGAGCATCAAGCTCCTGTTGACCTTACGATTGAAGATACCTATTCACGAGTTGCTAAAGCCCTTGCACAGCCTGAAAAAGATCCCACATATTGGGAAGAGAAGTTTAAGTGGGCGCTGACTAATGGTGCTACTCCAGCCGGTCGGATTATGTCGAATGCTGGAGCCGGTAAGTATAAGCCGGCAACTAGCCTAATCAACTGCACAGTAAGTCAGATTGTTGAAGACGGGATGCACGGAATTCTTGACTCTGTATTGCAGGCAGGCTTGACACTTAAAGCAGGTTGCGGGATTGGTTATGAGTTCTCTACTCTTCGTCCTCGTGGTGCATTTGTAAGTGGTGCAGGTGCGTATACTTCTGGGCCGCTTACTTTCATGGATATCTTTGATTCCATGTGCTTCACTGTAAGCTCTGCCGGTGGTCGTCGGGGTGCCCAGATGGGTACTTTTGCTGTATGGCACCCAGATGTTGAAGACTTTATTAAAGCTAAACGTGAAGATGGTCGCTTGCGTCAATTCAACTTGTCGTTGCTAATTGATGATGAGTTTATGGAGGCTGTTAAAAATAATGGTGAATACAAACTTGTGTTCCCAGTTAAACAATCTGAAATTGATCGTGGTTTGGTTAATGGTGATTTGATTATCAAGAAACGTTTCTGGGAAAAAGCTTACTGCCTGAAACAAGATTACGTAATTGACGAACAAGATAATATCCTTTGCAAAGTTTACAGCACTATCAAGGCTAAAGACTTGTGGGATACAATCATGAAGTCTACATATGATTATTCTGAGCCAGGTTTCCTGCTGATTGATCGTATTAATGAGTACAATAACAATTGGTTCTGTGAAGAGATTCGTGCAACCAATCCTTGTGGTGAGCAGCCTCTCCCACCAGAAGGCTCTTGCTTGCTGGGCAGTGTTAACGTAGCAATGTTTGTTATTGATCCATTTACTCCCAGCGCATATTTTGATTGGGACAAGTACAAAGAAGTTGTTAAAATCTTTACACGAATGCTGGATAACGTTGTAGAGATTAATGGGTTGCCATTGGAAGGACAGCGAGCATCTATTCAGTACAAACGTCGACACGGTATGGGGATTCTTGGTGTTGGTAGTGCGCTGTCCTTGCTTGGTGATACATATGGCTCTCAAAGCTCTGTAGATTTTACAGAGGAGCTTATGAAAGTGATGGCTGTAGTTGGTTTTGAAGTTGGTGTTGAGCTTGCTGAAGAAAAAGGTTGTGCTCCAATCTTCAACGATACAACCAATGGTGTAAGTAACAAACAGTTGTGGTGTGATGGCAAGTACATGGCAAAGATTTGGGGTGTTGTCCCTGAGTTGAAAGATAAGGCTTTGCAGTATGGTTGCCGATTCACTCACCATTCATCTATTGCACCTACAGGCACTATTAGCTTGTCGCTTAATAACAATGCAAGTAATGGTATTGAACCTTCGTTCTCTCACAAGTACACACGTAACGTGATTGTAGAAGGTAAGAAATCAAAACAAGCTGTTGATGTCTATAGTTATGAGATGTTGTTGCACAAAGAGATTACTGGTGAAGATGAAGTACCAAGTTCTTTTAGCACAGCAGATAATGTGACAACTTACGCTCACGTAGACATTCAAGCAGCAGCACAGAAGTGGTGTGATAGTAGTATCTCTAAGACTATTAACGTTCCATCTGATATTGCGTTTGATGAGTTTAAAGATATCTATGTTTATGCGTATGACAATGGTTTGAAAGGTTGTACTACTTTCCGCTTTAACCCTGAAGCCTTCCAAGGTGTATTGGTTAATGAGGCTGATCTTGAAGCAACGTCTTATGTATTTAAGCTTGAAGATGGTAGTGAGCTTGTAGCAAAAGGGAATGATGTAATTACTTACGCAGGTGAAGAACACTCTGCTGCTAATCTGTACGATGCAATTAAGGAGAACTATTTTGGCAAGTTTTAATATTGAGAGTAAGATTGTTTCGGTTGCTTTGGGTGATAAACTGAAAGAACAGCCTCAATTTGATAAAGTGCTGGTCACAGATGTAAAGCTCCCGACTGATGCTGAAGCACGAGTAAAGACGCTGAAAGCAGAGGGTAAGAAGTGGTATGTGACTGTTATCTTTCACCCCGAGTCAACCCTACCCTTTGCGTTGTTTTGCAATACAAACAACAAGGAGAAAGGTGCTACAACAAGTGATGCAACTGAGCGGCTTCTCTCTCTTGCTCGTAAGTCTGGTATCTTGGAAGATCACATCAGTTCTCTTGAAACTAAGATGAATGGTGATAATAACGTTAACAAGCTTACACGAACAATTAGCTTGCTACTTCGTCACCGTGTACAGATTAAAGATATTGTCTTTACTTTGGATCAAATGGATAACATCTTTGTAGGGTCTTTCTTGTTCCAGATTAAGAAGTTCCTATCTCAGTATGTTAAAGACGGCGAGAAAGTGGAAGGTGCAACTTGCGGGGATTGTGGCAGTACACACTTGATCTATTCAGAAGGTTGCATGGTGTGTGCAGACTGCGGCTCAAGTAAGTGCGGTTAACAATTTAAACTTCTAGCCCGCCTTGTGCGGGCTTTCCTAGTTAGGTGAGAAATGACAAAAAGATTAGTGTATGGGGTTGGGATAAATGACGCTGATTACACAGTTCAAATAAACGAATTCATTGGTATTGATTCTAAAGGTAAAAAGATTTATAAACTAGCTTGGATGTGTCCTTTCTACAGTTCGTGGCACAACATGCTTCTTAGGTGTTACTCTACTGTTTATCACAAGAAGCAACCAACCTATACTGATTGTGAAGTACAAGCTTCTTGGTTGAGATTTAGTAACTTTAAAAAGTGGATGCTGGCTCAGGACTGGGAAGGTAAGGAATTGGATAAAGATATTCTATTTCATGAGAATAAAGTCTACAGCGAAGATTATTGTGTATTTGTGACAAAACAAGTTAACACATTCTTCTCTGAAAGGGGTGCAGAACGTGGAGAATATCCTATCGGCGTAGGATTCCACAAACAATCTGGCTTGTATCGTGCAAGGTGTGGAGACACTGAAGGTGGTCGGTATAATTTAGGATACTTCAAAACTCCCGAAGAAGCCCACAAAGCTTGGTTGCAATGTAAATTAGAACAGGCTAGAATACTGGCATCAAAGCAGACTGATGTCAGAGTTGCTAAAGCAATTGTTGCTCGTTATGAAAATTACAAGGAAACTTAATTATGGACTACAAAGAGCTAATGGAAAAAGTGGGCTGTCAGTCAACAGTCACACACTCGTGCCCGAAGTGTGAAAACCCTGTCCGTTGCGACATTATGCTAGGTAAAAACAGTTGTTGGTGCTTCAACGTACAGAGCAAGGGATTAGAGATGAACGATGTTTGTATGTGTAAAAATTGCCTGAAAACGGCTTGACTGCTTTGAAAATCTAGCCTATCCTTGGCCCTACAGATGCAGCAATGTGTCGTAGGGTTTCTTTTTATCTGGAGAATAATAAATGACACGTCAAGAATTCGAGTATCAGTTGTTAGTAGTTGCAGACATCCAACGTCGAGAGGGTTGGAGTGAACGTAGCATTGGTTTGTATGCACAAGAGATTCGTGAACTTACGCCTGACGAGTGTCTGCCTTGTACTCTGCTGATTGGTGCTGGGTTGGCTCAAGATAATTCAAGGTTTGGTGTTTATTCACGGACATCTTTTTAAATGAATTATGACAACCAGTGCAGACAAGATTTTCAAGCCAATAAATCCTCTTGTATTGCATGGTACCTTATGGCATCATACTTGTACTACCGGGAGGCTGAAAGCCTTCTTAGAGATGAAACCTTCGATAAAATGTGTTTGTATATGCTGAATAATTGGGATACACTACAACATAGATACAAGTACCTAGTAAACAAAGACAGCTTGTCAGCAGGCACTGGGTTTGACATTGAATTCAACAGGTTTCCTGAAGGGTTGCTTCGGGTGATACGACAACTAAAGAGAGGATTGTAAAATGTCTAAAGAATTCTCAGCCGATTTTGAAATGTTTGTTGTCTCTTATTACACAAACAAGGTACAATCGTGTAAAGATCGTGGAATTGAGTTCAAGCTAAACCTTGTAAGTGTTCGTAACCTTCTGTCTGCCAAGAAATGTGGTTACACAGGTCTTGACCTAACACGAGGAAAGAAAGGGTTGGGAATGCTCTCAACTGATGTCACGATTGATCGTATTGATAACTCCCTTGGCTATGTCAAAGGAAATGTTATTGCTGTGAGTAATGTTGCAAATAATTTTAAATCCATATTTGAAAATCCAGTATATAAATTGGATATGCTAATGGCTGAGAAAGCTTTGAATAAAATTCAGAAGAAGATTAAGCAAGTGAAGGAGAAACAATAATGATTAAATTTCACAAACGTACACGAATGTCATATTGGTGTCATTGGAAAATTGTAGAGTATCTTGACCGTAATAATCCACGTCAGAAAACTCGGAAGAAGCTATATACAACAGAGGAAGTAAAACAACGTCTTTCTATGAGGAAGGGTTTCTATGAATCTGTTGCAAACAAGCTTCAAGACATTGTAATGTTTCCTCTTGATTTGATTTATTCTGTTAAAATTCACTTTAAGAACTTGAAAGGAAACACACATGTTCTTGATGGTGGGCTTGAGAAAGGTACTTGGTATGACCTCTGTTACAGAATTCCTCGCTGTTTGTTCTATGAGCTTGAGAAGTTTATTGAGCAAGAGAAGGGGCTTGAAACACATGAATGGGAGAAAACCCTCACTCACAATGATAATTGGGTAAGTAAGGATGATCCTAAATATGGTACACTTACCAACCAAGCTCTTGCTGCCATTGAACAGCAGGAAATCTATGACTGGTGGAAAGCTAATAAAGACCGTGAATACACAACTTGGGAGGATGAAGAAAAGTATGATGAGAAGGAACAAGAAATGTTGATTCGACTTGTTAAAATTTACAGATCATTGTGGACTTAATTATGAAACTAACAGACTTATTCGCAATCCTATTCCTCCTCATCACTATCTTAGTTGGTGGGTATATTTGGATGGAGCACAAGAAAGCTTCAACTCACTCGGAGGATATTCGATCTTTCAATATCCAAGAGTCTATAAAAGATAGTAAGAAAGTTCAGAAGGCTGTAAGGCATACTGGTTAATCTACAAAAACAAAAAGCCCCTCAAGGCTTTCACCGAGAGGGGCACAAGATCTTATTGTAGGATGTTATTCTTGTAATATTCAATTAGGACTGACAGGGATTCCATTAATCGTAGTGGTGTTCAAGTTATTATTAATAACCTTACCACTTGGTTTACTTCCCTGTTCAAGTCTGTCCACACGCTTACTTAACAAGTATATCTGATTACTACTTGTGTTCTGGTAATTGTCTTGTTTCTCGTCTGTGCGATTAATCTTATTTTCAAGATAAGATGTGTTAGCGCTAATTACTTTGGTCATGTCTTGTTTGAAGTTTTCAACAGACAGCAGAAAGGATTTGCTATCTTCCTCAGACTTATTACTAATAAAAAGTATAGAAATCATTAGGACAAGAAGTACAAAATGTACAAGGTCAATCATTCTTTTTAGTACATCCCACCCCATACAAATATCCCCTAATTCTTACTTTTTATATTCCCAAAATAAAGCTGTAACTGCCTCATAATATCCTGTTGGTTAGCATCTACACGTTGAGCTAAGTTTGAGAAATTGGCATCCATTCGGCTATTAACTCTGATTTCCATCTCGCGCATGTCAGCTTTTCCAACTTTATCCATCTGAAGAAGTACGATCTTATCGTTTGCATCCTTCACATCTTTAGCCAATCCTTGATAAGTGAGAAGCCCCCAAGCCAGTACCACAGACAACAGACCAATGGCAAAACGCTCCCATAGCCGGTTCATACGATCATTAGCATTATCTTCACTTGGCATTATAAATCCCTTCTTGTAGCTTCTTGTTCTTACGGATAGCGTCCATTTGCCTCTCCCATAACCCTATACAACCCACATTCTTATTCTGTGCAAGGGCTAGATCAATTAGGCTTTCACCGGCTGGTTTGGCCTTACATGGATTGACTA